CCATGAAGTCCAAGGGGATCGTTCGGGATCCCATCCCTCCCCGTCTTCGCGATGACCGTCCTGGCGAGGTCATTGATGGGGACTATTGGGTATCGGCTGACGATTGGTAAAACCTATCAGTCGCAATACAGCTGGATTCTACCCTATTTCCTAATTAAAGTCAAGTCAGATTATTCCCTTACAAGACTGAGGGGATTGCAAAATAAATTTGACTAATATTCCAGTCCTGAGTATAATATCCTTGTTGGGTATGATAAAGGAATCTAGATGGAATCGCTATTCACTGTGGTATTTTTAACTGAACTAGAAGAGACGTACACGTTCACTGATCTTACTGTAACTGAAGTCACTGGTCTAGTGGATAAATTCCTAGACGACACGGTGGTTGAAACGAAGATAACCCTTCAAGACTGAGGGGAATGGGTTTACTTTAATTCAAGATTGCGTTATAATACTTGTATTGAATAAGAAAAGGAACTGAAATGAATATGACTAAAATCTCCCGTGAGCTGATCGAATCCCTGACTTTCCGTGTTTTTACTAAAAATGACTACTATGGGTTCGCTGGGGTTTTGAGCCCGATTCCGTTGATCGCTGATAACGAAGACGAAGGTATCCTGATGATCATTGACGGTGACTACGCTGAGTTGTACGCTTATGACGGTGAAGGTTCATTGGAGTGCGTTGATACCTGCGAAAACATCCGTGAACTTCAGTACAAATCCGAAAAGCAGCTGAAAATCGAAGCCGAGATCGCTACTATGGAAAAAGCCCTTGCCGCTCTTAAGGCAGAACTGAATTAAAGTCAAGCCCCTATGAAGTTGAGGGGATTACAGACCCACTTGACTTTAATTCGGTGATGCGATATAATTCTTATATGATGATACGAAAGGGTGATATGAATACAGTGTTCAAGTCGAAGTCCCAGCTCCGCGAAGAAGGTGCTGATGCTCTCCAGGAATTCCTGGCACGTGGTGGTAAGATCGAAGTGGTCAAAGCCCGAAAGGCACCCAAGCAAAAGATGCGAGCCAAGGCATCCCGAGGCGGATCCGCATCCACTAGTGGTTTTGCGGTTGGTTATGTAACATCTAACATCGGAGCCTGATATGCCAAATTGGTGCGATAATACCCTTGAAGTGAGCCATCAAGATCCTAAGATGGTTGAGCGTTTGGTCACTGCGTTCAAAGATGGTCGTCTATGCGAAGAGTTCATCCCCTCGCCCAATGGTGAGTGGAATTGGGACTTCAGCGTCAATAACTGGGGCACCAAGTGGGATGTTGGTGGTGATGACGGATACTGCGAGGCGGAGGGGCATAATGCTTCTATGAGCTTTCAGTCCGCGTGGTCGCCACCCACTGGTCTGTATCCCGTGCTGGAAGAGCTAGGATTCATTGTCCGTGCCATGTATTATGAGCCAGGGATGGGATTCGCTGGCATCTACGAGGACGGTCAGGATAACACCTATGACCTAGATGGCACCAGCGATGAGGTCAAGGAACAGATCCCAGCCGAGCTGGACGAAGCATTCTGCATCACCGAGAACATGGCGCAGTTCGAAGAGGAGAACGAAGAATAACCCTCATTTCCTGAGGGGCTTGACTTTAATTCAAGATCCCTCTATAATTCTTATATGATGATTAGAAAAGGAAATGAAATGACAGCTCGTATCGTGTTTGATAAGTCTTCTGAGAAGTTCGTTGGTTATGTTGGTAACAAGGCTGTGGTTCGTTCCAAGTACAAAGCAGCTGTCGAGAAGCGTATCGCTGAACTCGGCGGCAATGTAGACTTTGCTGCAGCTGAGAAAGCAGCAGCTGACCGCGATGCGAAGTTCGGTATTAATACACGATTCGAGTTTGTTGAGAAGTTGGTTAACATGGTTGCTGCTGGTGTTCAGCCCTCTGCCGTGATCACTGGCGAAGGTGGTCTCGGTAAGACTTTCACTGTCACCAAGACCCTTGAGTCTGCTGGTTACAAAGACATCAGCGACCTCGGTGAATTCCAAGTCGGTCAAGTGGTTAACACTCGCAAGTGCTTTACCACTGTCAAAGGATACTCTACTGCCAAAGGCTTGTATCGTACCCTGTTTGAGAACAACAAGTCCATCATCGTGTTTGATGACTGCGACGCTGTGCTCAAAGACCCAGTCGCTTTGAACCTGCTCAAAGGTGCTCTTGATTCCTACGGTAAGCGCATTATCTCTTGGAACGCTGACATGCGCGACGAAGACCTGCCTCGTTCATTCAACTTTGAAGGTCGTGTTATCTTCATCTCCAACATGGACCAGAACAACATCGACCAAGCGATCCGTTCACGTTCTATGCTGATTGACTTGTCCATGAATGCTGACCAGAAGATTGAGCGTATGGAAACCATCGCCAAGTGTGATTCGTTCATGCCTGAGTACGATGCCCAGATCAAAGCCGATGCCTTGAACCTGATCCGTGAGCTCAAAGATTCAGCCAAGGAAATCAGCCTCCGTACCCTGATCAGCGTCTGCAAGATCCGTGCGTCCAACCCCAAGGACTATGCCGCTCTTGCTGAATACATGATCTGCCAATAACCCTCAAGCCCTGAGGGGCTTTACTTTAATTAGACATAGCAGTATAATTAATGTATTGAAGGAGAAAAGATATGACTGATGTGCTGATTTCTATCGCTGCTATTGTTGTCTTGTTGGGCATGCGTGCTTATTTCAAAGACTGGAATCTGGAGGAAGTTTAATGTACACAGTCATCTTCCCCTCTGGTAAGGTATTGACCTTCACCGTGAAAGCAGTCGCTGAGACTTATGCCAAGGCATATCGTGGTACACTGTGTCAAGATCGTAAGACTGGCGAGTACTATAACCCACAAGAACAGTTCGACAAGTTGTTGAACTCCGCTGAATTTATTAATGTTATGAAAAGGATGCAAAATGTTTGAAATGATGATCGCCGTTCTCCAAGGTCACTCTGCCAAGGTCGTGAAAGCCGTCGAGAAGGAACTCAAGCCATACGTGACAGCAACCCGAGTTATCCGTAGGAAATAACCCTACACTCCTGCGGGGCTTTACTTTAATTACAAGAACCCTTATAATTACTGTATTGATTAGGAGAAAACAAATGGCTGCAAAGATGACTTACTCGGATGTCCGTACCCTGCAAGACTCTATCCCAAAGAGTGGTATGCAAGGTCACTATGTACTGGGTGCTTATGAAGTGATGTTCGCCGACCTCGTGGCTGACCTTCCCAAACATAAGCAAGTAGAGTATCGCTCTGCTATGGAACGTCTCGCCGAACGTGCTCGTCAAATTAACCCTTGACTTTAATTAGCAGTCCTGGTATAATAACTGTATTGATTAGGAGAAAAGTATGCGTGGTTCTATCCGTGTTGGTGTTGGTTTCCTGTTGGCGTTTGGTGCAGTTGGTGGTCTGGAGAACACCATGAACAGTGAAGTGATGGCGCTTGTGAGTCTGTGTGCTATTGCTGCTGCTGGTCTCGGACTTATGGCTAGTGGCGTGAGTGCTATGCAGGAAGTCTAATTGCTCCGTGCGCCCTATGGGCGTGTCGGTATGGGAAGTCCCAAAAGTGGAGTATAATTGGGGGCGTCTCGGTATGCCCGTGGCGGTATGCGCATCGGTAAAAATAGATTTCAGGGTCCCCTTTTTCGATACCCAAACACGACCTAAACTCCCCCATCATATTATTCTCTCTCAACACAATCTCAAAAATACTTGGCACTTTTCAAAGTGTTTTCTTTAAAAAATTTCCCGCAGAAAAAATTTCACGTAAAAGGTTCATCATGCGTAACTTGGTTATTTCCCGTATTACTGAAGTGCTATTAGAAGCACCCGATCTTCAAGACGAATTGGATATTTCCCCCGAGGAATTAAACAACTTATCCAACGAAGAACTCTTGGATTTGTTTGAAGAGATTTTCGGATTTGGGGGATAATATGCTTTTACTCAATATGTTTATTTGTATACTCTGTGCCTATATGGCGGGAGCTTTGAAGTGTTCAATTGATATTGATAGGTTAGATAATTACCCTATTGTTTGGTACAGGTATGCTATGGTGGTTTGTAACCTATTGGCTTCTGTGTTCAATATGATTGTAGTTGTTGGAGCAACGAAATGAACCAACGAATTCGAGAACTTTATTTACAGGCGGTTGAATATTCAAACGGTCAAATGACATTTGGCGACACACGTGAATTTTTTGCTGAAAAGTTCGCTCAGTTGCTTGTCAAGGAATGTATTGATATTGCTAAGAATTGGGAAGATGAATTAGAAAATTTCGATCTTATCGAAGAATCAAATGCAGTGGGTATCGTGGCATATAGAATTGCACGACAATTTGGAGTTAAACAATGAGTTATTTGTATTGGATTGGTTTATTGATGTATCTTGCAGCTGGAGCCATGCTTCATGATGTACCGTTTCTCAGGTTTATCTCAGCCATGATTCTAGTTTCAGCTGGAACGATCTTTGCGATTCTGGGAAAAGCTGCATGAGTTATCGTAATTACTATTGGAACAAGTTTAAAGAACAGTTTGAGCTTACTTGGAAGATACTTTGGCACGGTGTAATTCGTAACGAAGGGCACCATAGCAAATGGGGTAAGGGTTGGTTTTACGGGAAGAAGAAATGAAAGATTCTACTATTGGCGGGATTATCCTTGGATATTTCCTAGCATTTATTTTAACGTTTGGGCATGCTTATCGTAGTATTCCCGAAGTTGAGCAGCGAGAGTATGCAGGGCAGGTTTATACTGTACACAACGGAGTAGGTGTAAAAGCAACGGGAGCCTTCCTTTCTTCTATGTTTTGGCCACTGTACTGGTCTGTAAAGGTTTGGGAATGAGTGAACGATGTTTAGAGTGTGGCGCGAAAGCCACTTGGATGCGGTCTACGCAGTTTGCGGGAGACCATCCTTATTGCGAAGAACACGCTAAGTTAGAGAAGGACTTTGGTGTTTCGGATTCTTATGGCTACTGGTACGAAATAAAAATTTCGGGTTCCCCAGAGACAGAGACAACAGAGTAATTCCGCTTGCCCTGCAAGAACTTTTATAGTATAATAGTGTTATGACTGATAGCGAAGTAGAACAATTTTATAATGAGCTGGTTGAGCACTATGGTGACAAGCTAGTTAATTTTGAACATTATCCTAGACAGTTCGCTAATCAGGTGAAACTGTATAGGTATTACAAGGAAAAACAAAATGAAAATAGCAGTGTGCAGTGATGTCCATTTGGAGTTTGGTCCACTGACGTTGGAAAACCCAGGAGATGTAGAAGTTCTCATCTTGTCTGGTGATATTTTAGTTGAGCGTGACCTAGACATGTACGATCGCCGTCAGGTTGAACTTGGTTTCATGCGTTATCGCTCAGAAATGTTCCATACATTCTTTCAAGAATGTTCAAAGGCATTTCCCCACGTACTTTATGTTGCTGGTAACCATGAATCTTATCATGGGGATTTCGCTCATACCACTAATGAGTTAAAGCGCAAGCTGGCTTACCTTGAGAACGTTCATGTTCTTGATAAAGAAGCGTTCAAGTTGGGTGATTACACATTCGTTGGTTCGACTTTATGGACTAACATGAACAACGAAGACCCGTTGACCATGTATCACATGAAGGATTACATGAACGACTTTAGAATCATCAAAAACTCCAATAACATGGTTGTTAGAAACGTTCCAATCTATGAGTATGATAGTCTTGGCAACGTTGCTCGTAACGAAGCTGGTCAACAAATCCAGATCGGTATGAAGAAAAAAGAAGAACCTGCACGGTTCACCCCTGAAGACGCTGTTGAAGAAAACAAGAAGTGTTTTGAGTTCATCAAATTTGTGGTTTCCGAGGCTAAAGAACACGAGAAAGTGATTGTTGTGGGTCACCACACCCCTTCTCATCAATCTTGCCACCCTCGCTACAAAGATGATCAAATCATGAACGGTGGCTACCATAACAGTTACGAAGATTACATCATGGATCACCCGAAAATCGCTTTGTGGACTCATGGTCACACTCATGAACGCTACGACTACATGATCGGAGACACTCGTATTGTGTGTAACCCACGTGGTTACGTTGGTCATGAGCAGATTTCTGTTGATTTTGAGTTGAAGGTTGTAGAAGTATGAGTAATATGAAGTACAACCCCAACGAAAATTTGGAAAAAGAGCAAGAGGACGCTTTGGAGTTTTATATGAAAAAGTGTTCTCAGCTTGAAACTGAAAATAAAGAACTTAAAGAGCGTCTTGCTCGTCTAATATGGAGCATGGAAGAACATGACTAAATTTACCCTTGTGTGTGATCATTCTAGTGATCTAGATACGCACGTTGTTACACACACATTTAATTCTGCGTATTTACCCGATGTTCTTTTAAACATTGAACAATTCCTCCGTGGAGCAGGTTATCACTTTGATGGTATGTTAACCATTGAAGAACCACACTCTGAACATTATTACGATACTGAAAGAAACCGATGAATCCATTTAACGATGTAGAGAAATTCCTGAACGCTGTTGGGCAAAACCCACCTCCGTTTGTTACTAACGAAAACCCTCAATCGCTCTTGTATAAAGAATTGATTCGAGAGGAAATTAAAGAGTTCTGGGAAGCTGATGAAGCTAACGATGACGTTGAGCGTTTGGATGCTTGCTTTGATATGATTTGGGTTATCGTTGGATATGCCCGTTCACGTGGTTGGGATTTTGACCTTGCATGGGAAGAAGGTGCTGACTCTAACCTTTCCAAGATTGATCCAGAAACTGGTTTGGTTCGCCGTCGCGAAGATGGTAAGATCTTGAAGCCAGAAGGCTGGAAACCACCTAACTTTGAGCAATTTGTAAAATGATTACCTTATACCTAGACATGGATGGTGTACTCGCCGACTTCAATAAAGAGTACACAAAATTTGACCCCGAGAAGTCCGACCGTAAGCGTTTCCGCGAGTCTGTTATTGAGCACCATATCTTCGAGAAGCTGGATTTCATGCCAGACGCTCAAGAATTGTTGAATCATGTATCTAGACTCAATGGAGTTAATGTTCAGATCTTGACTTCCATGGGTACACATGAGCCGATTCAAGCTAACATGGCTCAAATGCAAAAGATGAAGTGGCTGGATGCTAAGAACATCCCTTACAAAGCTAATTTCGTTCACAACAAACAAGAGAAAGCCAGATTTGCTACTCCTCGATCTATTCTTATTGATGATTCTGTTGGTTGTATTTCTCCCTTTATTGAGGCTGGTGGTCATGGTATTCTCCATGTTAATGCTTCTGATACTATTCGGATTCTTGATTCAACCATTCTTCAATTAAGGTCTTTAGATGCTAGATCTTTTTAAACCAACCTTCGATTGGATTCGCGATGACTTTACTTCCAACCCTTTCCGTTTTATTGTCGAGCTTCTTGCTTGGATTCTTAGTATTGGGTGCAGTCTCACTATGGCGATCACCGTCCCTAATCCGCCTCTTATTTACTTGTATCCTGTTTGGATTAGCGGTTGTGCTATGTACGCTTGGGCTGCCTTTACTCGCAGATCATTTGGTATGCTTGCGAACTATGTCTTGCTAACTACAATTGATTTGATTGGTTTATTCAGAATGGTAATGTAAAATATCGCTTTACTTTAATTCAGGATTAGGGTATAATTATAGTATGAATATCTTTTATGTACACCCCGATCCTGTCATCTGCGCTCAGCAGCACGTTGACAAACACGTGGTCAAAATGATTCTTGAATACGCTCAACTTCTGTCCACCGCTCATAGGTTTCTTGACGGTACAGAAGTTCAAGGTTTTTCTAATTCTGGTCGCAAAGCCAAACGTTGGCAACTCCCTGACGAACGTGATGAAGTTCTTTACAAAGCATCGCACATCAATCACCCTTCTGCTAAGTGGTGTCGTCATTCCCTTGAGAATTACAAACACTTGTTCACGCTGTGGATTGAATTGATGCGCGAGTATCACTATCGCTATGGTAAGATTCATGCGTCAATGCGCCTTGCTAAACATCTCAAGAACGCACCAACTAATATTTCCAAAGAAGAAGGTTTCTCCGCTCCATGGCGTGCAATGCCAGATGAATACAAAGTTGATCGCACTGAACCTGACTACACTGTTAAGTCATATCGTGCATATTATCTCGGCGCAAAAACTTCAATGTTAAAGTGGAAAAATCGCCCAACACCTGACTGGGTTCGCTAAATAGGTTTAAGGAGTTATAATGCCAACATATGATTTTAGAAATAAAGACACTGGCGAAGTGTTTGAGAAAATTATGAAAATTGCTGAGAAAGAGCAATATCTAATTGACAACCCCCACATCGAACAAGCAATAGTAAGCGCACCAGCGTTTACTGGTGATCACATCATCATTAAAAAGGATTCAGGTTTTAAGGAGGTGTTACAGAAAATTAACGAACGAGTGCCAGGAGGCATGAAACAAAGCGGATCTTCTCAACTATAATAAGGGGTATGCATGGCGACAAAGCGCACAGCAAAACTTCTAGATAATGATTTAAGTGAAAAACCAAAAGATGTTAAAGTAAATAACTCTTTGAAAATTAGGATCGATGATTTAAAAACTTTTGATCCATTAACTGCACATCAGAAAGACTTTTACGACGCTTATAAGCGACAAGATTATTTTATTGCACTACACGGTGTAGCAGGTACAGGCAAAACATTTATTGCACTGTATAAAGCACTTGAAGAAGTTCTTGATAAGAGCAATCCGTTCAATAAGATTATTATCGTTCGTTCTGCAGTACCTTCTCGCGAAGTTGGTCACTTGCCAGGAGATTTAAATGAAAAGACAGAAATTTACAGACAACCATACCAGCAAATCTGTACGACTCTCTTTGGAAGACCTGATGCCTACCAACGGTTGGAAGAGCAACACCACATTGAATTTATTTCTACATCGTTCATCAGGGGTATGTCATTCGATGATGCAATTATCATCGTTGACGAAATGCAAAACCTAACCTATGAAGAGATCGACACAGTTATGACTCGTGTTGGTTATCGTTCGAAGATTATCTGGTGCGGTGATTATCGCCAAACCGACTTGAATAAGAAAAAGAATGACATGTCTGGTATTCTTAAGTTCTTTGAGATCGCTCAACATATGAGAGCTTTCACTAGAATTGAGTTTACACCCGATGACATTGTTCGTTCATCACTAGTGAAAGATTATATCCTCGCCAAACTAAGATATGAGGATTATGTAGAGAAATAATGAAGACATTTATACATCATGATTTTGCGAAGTTAGAAAGGGATACAGCTGCTGACGGTCGTCGAGTTTATAAGACACCAGAAGGTAAGCTGTATCCTTCAGTCACATCCATCACTGGAGTTAATAGCACATTCAACAAGAGTGCTTGGATTCAACGTGTTGGTGTGGATGAAGCAAATAGGATTACTCAGCGAGCACTTGACCGTGGTACTCGCATTCACTCGTTCTGTGAAAACTTCTTACTTGGTAATGAAGTAAAGATTGATATGTTCGATCAAGATATGTGGAGCACAATGCTACCTCTCTTGAATAAGATCGATAATATCCACTGCCTTGAAACACCACTATATTCTGACTTTCTACAAGCAGCTGGTACAGTTGACTGTATTGCTGAATATGAAGGTAAGTTATCCGTCATCGACTTCAAGACTTCGTCCAGAGTTAAAGAACGAGATGACATCCACAACTACTTTGAGCAGACTGCAGCTTATGCTGTCATGTTTGAAGAACGTACAGGTATTCCAATCGGACGTTTGGTTATCTTGATGGTTATTGATGATGATGCTCCACGAGTGTTTATCGAAAAACGTGATGGTTGGATCGCTGGGTTCAGAAAATCCAGAATGGATTACCGTCATAAATATGGTGTATAATATAATTGAGGAAGATTCATGATTTTTGAAATTCACGCACAACTGCAAACTGACCCTAATGATAAGAAGGTTTTTTATTATGACAACATGAAGAACATTCTTAAAGATTCTGCTGGAGTTGTCATTGAGTATACTAACATTCAACCGAATCCGAATAGAAAAGAGTTTACTAACTTCAGTAAGGATATCCCTTTAAAGAAGTCAAAGGCAATTAACCACCTGAAGATTCAGCTTGGTCTTTCTTGCAACTATTCTTGCGACTATTGTTCACAACGTTTCGTTGAGCGAGCGCCAGAAACTTCTAAGAAAGACATTGACGCTTTCATGGCTAAGTTGGAAAACCTTGAGTTCAACGAACAAGACGGTCTTCATGTAGAATTTTGGGGTGGTGAACCTTTAGTTTATTGGAAGACTCTACGACCACTCGCTGAGACTATCAAGGATAGATTCAAAGACTGGGAAAAGAAGCCATACTTCTCTATCATTACAAACGGTTCTATCTTAACTGATGAGATGATTGACTGGTTGATGATGATGAACTTCCAAGTTAGTATTTCACACGATGGTCCAGGACAATCTGTGCGTGGTCCAGACCCATTCGATGACCCAGAAGTTAAAGAACGAATTCTTGGTTTCTATCGTATGATGACACGTTTGAAGAAGCCATTCAGTTTCAACGCAATGTTGAACAATAAGAATACTTCAAGAAAAGCTATTTACGATTGGTTCGTAAACTTGACAGGCGATCCAGATGTATCACTTGGAGAAGGTTCTATCGTTGATGCGTATGAAGAAGATGGTATTGTAAATTCTCTTACAACTAAGCAACAACATTTTGAATTCCGTCGCCAAGCCTTTGGTGAGATTTTTTCAACCAACGGTCAAATTGGTTTTAAGAGCATCATTATGAAGATGGCTGATTTCGGTCAAAGAGTTTTAACGCACGAAGAATCAATTTACCTTGGTCAAAAGTGTGGTATGGATGATGATCGTACTATCGCAGTTGATTTGCGTGGTAATGTTATCACTTGCCAAAACGTTTCTGCTGCTGAAGTTTCCAAGAACGGAGAGTCACACCTTGGTGGTAACTTAGACAACTATGATGATGTTCAATTTACGTCTTCTACTCACTGGTCTAATCGTAAAGAGTGTCCAGAGTGCCCAGTGCTACACCTATGTAAAGGTGCTTGCATGTTCTTAGATGAAAAGTTCTGGGATATCAGCTGCGCTAACTCATATTCCGACAACGTTGCTCTTTTCGCCTTGACTTTTGTTAAGTTGACTAATGGATATATCCCAACCCTGATTAAGAGCGATACTTTACCTCTAGACCGTCAGGATATCTGGGGTTCTATCTTTGAACATAAGGAAGAGCCTAAAAAGAAGATTATCCCAATCAAAATCGTGGCTGAACAAGTTGGTAAAATCGACGATGTTACAGTTTATGGTAAGTCTAGAATCGAGTCAGTATAAATAGTTAGAAATGGGCAAACATAATGACTCTTCCAGTATCTCCTAATTCTATCTCTGTTTCCAATGTAACAACAGAAGTTGGTGTAACAACCAACTCTGCGACATCAGGGGCAGACTTACAGTGGCTGAACGGATATATCAAACCCGTGGAAAGACCTACGCAACCTAATATGCAGTCTTTCTATGGATTGGCTTACTTTACTAGAAATATTGACGGTAATTGTAACAATGCTTCCGCATCAAACTGCAACTGTAACTGCGGTAACATTCAGTGTAGCGCATCAGCTAATTGTACAAACATTAACTGTGTAAACTGCGACACAGCACAATTCCTTCAATCAAATTGTAACTGCGCTTGTACATATAACTGTGTTTCTAACGCCAACTGCTATTCATACAACTGTAACTGCTCTAAGATCATTTGCACTAAGTTGCATGAACTAGGTTTGATGCCTAATGATATTTTTGTAGCTGACCAAGCGTTTGGTGAACAGTTAAAGAAAACTGATCCAGAAGTTTACGAGGGGTATGTTCGTTGGGCTTCTGTTATTGTTTCTGGTATGGAAGGTACAGCCCCTGACTTTATGTTGTGGGTTAACAAAACTGACAGAAAAGAAGTTGAGAAACAAGCAACTATCAAGTGGGCACAGAAAGTGGCTAAACCATGGTCTGAACATATGGCTTACTTGATGGGTGTTATCCCAGAAGATAACAACGTTGGACGTTTGATCATGAAGATGGGACGCCCACTTTCTAGACTTGCGGCTAAATTGCCAAAGAACTATAAGTTTGGATTATTTGGCGCTGTTACCCTTTGGATGATCTGCCCTTCATTGTATTACGCAGCAACTGCTATTGATAAAGTTCAATCACTATTATCAGTAGAACTATGGACTAAACAAAATGGATAAGCAACCAACAGAACAAGAACTACTAGATCTTAATATTGGGATTGTTCCTGCTTTAGATACATTTCAACAAAATCCGTTTCCAATTGGAACCATTAAGTTTGTTGACGATCAAGAGTTAGTGTACAAACACGAACATGTTATGCACTGGATGGATAACATTGTAATGTCTAGAACTTTAAACTTATCCGCAGAAGACAAAGATCGTTATTTCCAGATGATCACTGATTATGCAGATATCCTTATGAAGATTGTTGGCGATGATAACCATATTATTTGGAAAGCTGCATTGGGTAAACCTTTCGATGATTTAGAAAAGCATGCTAACAAATCAGGCGCTCAGATTGATTATGAAAAACCTAAAAAGTTGCTTGATGAGTTCTATGCTTGGCAAGAAAAACAACCAAAAAGTAAAAAGAAGAAATAAAATATTTCTAAATAAAAAGGGGTCTTAGGATCCCTTAAACATTTAGAGAGGTATATTATGAATAATCCGAAAACTGAAGAAGATCGTAAACAATATCATTGGTATCAAAATGCCCAGAATATGTTTTGGAAAAGTCCAATCTGGGAAGTTGACCTTGGTTATGACACTGAGTGGAATGAAGCGTTACTTGAAGAAATCTACGACATTGGTCGTAATATCACATTAGGTGTTGACAAAACTCCAAGTAATAGTATCTGGGATTATGCTGACAAATATCCTCATCTAAAAGAAATAAAACAAAAGATTATTGATGTGGTCACTATGACCATTACTAAAGAAATCCCCGAGATTCGCATGCTGAATATCAAAGGGTGTGAACATTTTATGGGTTGGATTAATGTTCGCGAACCAGGAGAGTCATTAGAAGTTCATGGGCATACTGAATCAGCGATCGCTGCGACATATTATGTTAAAGCAAAAGAAGGCTGCGGCGATATTGTTCTTTTCGACACTGCAGGTGCTATTGATTTTGAAAATAATCGTTTGAGTGGTTCTCCATACGTTCGTGCACGTAGATTTAAACCAGTTGAGGGGCGATTAATATTCTTCCCTAATTATATTCTTCATGGCGTTGACCCTAATTTGTCTGATGACCTTCGTATCTCGCTAACAACAGATATTCGCAAAGTCGTTGACCCCAATGCTTCAAATACAGTTATTCTTAAAACATGGGCAGGTCGTATGTCTAAGATTAAAGAATGGAAGCCTGAATAATGTTCTGTAAAGTTAATTATGAATTTGAAAAACCCTTATATGTTGTTACAGAAGGTTTAAAACGATTCACTGGTCATGAAGGGCGTGGTATTGATTATAAGAAAATCTGGTCGCCTGATGTGGAAAAGTTAATGAGCATAATCCCAAAAAGATATTGGGGTGATTTTCACTTAACTGTTATGACTATCAACCGAGATATACCTGCGCACACCGACACAGATATTATTACCACGATCAATTACTATCTAGATGCTGGTGGTGATAATATTGATACAATATTCTTTGAATCAAAAGTGGATAACCCTAAAAAGTTTCAGATTGAAAATCAAATTGATGGTTATATTTTTGAAAAAGAAGATTTAGTTGAAGTTGGTAGGTTTAGAGCTAAACCAATGGAGTGTTGGGTTTTGGATGTCAAGAAAATACACAGCGTTGATGGTAATGTAACTGGAGTTAGAAAAGCTGTTACAATTGGCACATTTATTCATAGCTATGAAGCTGTTGTTGAAATGATTAAGGAAACTGGATGTTTGTAAAACTCAAAAACAGTTTTGAAAAACCATTATTCACTACCATTGACGGGTTGACATCATTTGCTGGAATAGATGGTAAAGGTGTTGGTCATAAAAAGGTTTGGTCGCCCGATGCTGAACAGTTTTATTCAGTTATTCCTAAAAGATATTGGGATGATTTTGATTTTACGTTGATGACTATAAATTCAGCGATATACCCTCATATTGATAGAGATTATATCTCAACTATCAATTTCTATCTGGAAACTGGCGGTGAATATAAAACTTTGTTTTTCTCAGATGGTGAACTAGCTAATATTAATGGTGATGTTGATTATTCAAGCGGTGTATATGACGAAAGCACTCTTAATGAGATAGGTTCTTTCGTTGCAAAGAATAATGAAGCATGGTTACTGGACGTTTCTGTGATACACACTGTTCATAATATTCACGGGAATGAAAGAAAAGCCCTTTCGTTGAGAACCAAGAAATACAACTACACTGAAGTGTATAATATGTTAAAGGAAACTGATAATGTGGTATGAAAGATTAGATGTTCAATTTGATATTGAACGATTAAGAAAAGATGTTCGCGAGCACGTGTTCACCTTGGGTGATCAAGTTATTCAAGGTGAAGAATATGAAACTCCTCAGTATCATGGGTTTGGTGGTTGGACTTTATTAAGTAGAACTGCTGATTGGAGAGATGGTTGGGAAGCTATTCAAACTGAAACTGGTACATCCCTTGAGCAAATGTTACCAACTCAAGAGTTAATTTTAAAAGCTCACAAGCACTTTGGTATTGCCCATAGTCTTGAACATGATAAACCAACTCAAGCATATGTTGGTTACATTAAAGAAGTTATTGATACTCTAAAAGATATGGGTTTGACTCCACGTAGAGCAAGAATTACTTGTTTAAAAGCTGGGTGTAAATCTCTCGTACATAAAGATGCTGACACAACTGAGTATATGGCACGTTTGCATATTCCTCTTTGGACGAATGAGAAATGCGTTCATATTTGTGAGGGTGATAACTTACACATGAAAGCTAATGGTTCTGCATACATCCTATGGACTAACTTGTGGCATCAAATTCGTAATGATTCAGATGAAGATCGTTACCATATTATAATGGATGTTTATGACACCAAAAAGATTACTCAAAACTTTAAATATGAAGGTAATTTTGAAGAGCTAGAAAACTTTGTGCGTGGTACAAGAGAACAAGTTGAATCTGTTGAATTGACTGAAGACGATAAGGAATTCTTTGATGCGTTGAAGAAAAGATACGTCACAAAAAAGGCTTGACTTTCAATAAATAATCAGGTATAATATAGGTTATTGCTGTAATTCCTTCAAAGCGAAGGACTTCTGGACGGGGGTTCGACTCCCCCCATCTCCACCAAAAGCAGAAGCACTAAAAGTACCCTTGAGTGGGTATACGATTTTAGTTCGTGGAATCGGGTAACGGAAAAAAGTGAACCCGAATGGCTACTAAACTGCTTTTGATGGGGATGCCATGGTTTCGACAGGGGTAGATAGTAGCGACGGCAGCACGTCAGGAGTAGACGTTAAAAGCAAATCAAACTAAATGCAAACGATGAAGTTTTCGCATTGGCAGCCTAAACGCTGACTAGGGTTTCGATGGGTTTCCTCGTAACAGAATAACCCATCACTAATTCGGAGATATTATGATCGGTGTTGTATTAGGTAATGGTCCAAGTCGTGAGTTCTACGATAGAAAAGGTGATATTGTCCTTGGTTGTAATATTCCCAATGAACAATTCAGCGTAGATGCGACTGTTATTTGCGATGAAGAAATTGCTTGGATTATTAAGAATGACTTGACTTTAATTCAAGTTCCAGTTATAATATCTACTAAGGTGTTTGAAAAATTAAAAGAGTTTAAGATTGAAGACCAGTTTATAATCTTAGACGTTTTCAAACCTAAAGACTGGTACAATGCAGCGCACTATGCTGCAGAATATTTGATACAAAACACTGAGTGTGAACAGATAGAGTTATGGGGTTGCGACTCTATTTTTGAGAATACTGTTTCATCTACAACTGGAAAATTAATCCAGCAAAGCACTCAAGGTGATACAAGGTTTGTTCGTAATTGGCGTAGAGTTTGGAATGAGATGCACCTGAATAACCCTGATGTGCATTTCGTGGCTATGAGAATGCCTAAATAATATACCAGCTGACGGTTGCTGGCACACACTTTAACCGTTTTACACACAGGAGTTTATATGTCAAACATGACACCGTTCGAGATTCGCCTTGAACTACTAAAAATGGCGAAGGATATGCTTGTTGAGGAATACTACGGTAAGAAAGAACAAGTTGTCCAAGATTGGCAAGTTAAGGTAGAAAATGCCCGACACAATGGCTCTGCTCCCCCTGAGCACCCAGCACTGCCAACTTATCCGACTGAAGCTGATGTTGTCGCAAAGGCAGCTCAATTAAACGGCTTCGTCTCACAAATCCCACAAGCTACATTAGAAAAGGCAAGCAAAAAGTCCACCTGATAGGGATTGGGGTGTCGCATTCGCACACCCTTTAACTTACAAAGGAGATAATTATGCGTAAAGCAAAATTAATACTACTTGGTTCTGTTATTACACTTTGTACCTTAATTGGTCTTGGTCATACAATGGAACAAAACAAACTAATGGATATCGCATATAGCGATCTAACTAAAGAAGCCAGAAAGCAGGTAGACTGCTTGGCTGAAAATATTTACCACGAAGCTGGGTTTGAGCCAGAAAAAGGTAAACAAGCTGTTGCTTTGGTAACGCTTAATAGAACACAAGATGAACGTTTCCCTTCACAAATATGCGAAGTCGTAAAACAAAAGACTCAAGGTACGTGTCAGTTCAGTTGGTTCTGTATGCCTGTTAAATTGAAAAGAGATTCTGACGCATTTAGGGAATCTATGCAAGTTGCCCTATTTGTTTATGCAAACTATGAGAAGTTGAAAGACGTCACGCATGGCGCTCTTTACTATCATGCGGACTACGTCAACCCTCGTTGGCGAAATGTCGAAAAGACAACCGTCATTGGTCGTCACATTTTTTATAAGGAAAAACTGAAATCATGATGAATAAATTAAACCTACAACTTACCGACGGTGGAGATTCTAAACACTCGTTTTTCCTAATGATGGAAGAAATCAGTTTAGCTACTTGTAAGTCTGCCGTCGAGTGGATTCTTGAAGCTAACTTTACCGAAGAACGACCAGAGATGCTTAATTTGATTATCACTTCTCCAGGTGGCGATTTAAACGCAGCATTCGCATTGATTGACGTTATGCGTGGTTCAGCTATTCCAGTTCGTACGATTGGTCTTGGCCAAATCGCTTCTGCTGGTCTTATGATTTTTATTGCTGGTGAAAAGGGACAACGCATCCTTACACCTAATACTTCAATTCTTTCTCACCAATACTCTTGGGGTGCTATTGGTAAAGAGCACGAATTGTTTGCTCAAATTAAAGAGTTTGACCTGACTACCAAAAAGGTTATCGACCACTACAAGCGTTGTACTGGTCTTGCGGATAAAAAGATTCGCGAAGTTCTATTACCCCCACAAGACGTTTGGCTATCCCCCATTGAAGCCAAGAAACTAGGTTTATGTGATGATGTTAAGGATCTAAAATGAAAGCAGAATATATTGCTAGTCTTGTAGCTGTGACAGTCTCTATTACAGTTATTGTAACTGGTTTGACATATTACAACATCAAACGTGATGAATCAATGAAGTCAAACATTGAGTCTGCAATTGTTAAAGGTATTGACCCTGTTGCTGTGAAGTGTGCATATGGTAAAGCAGACTCTGTTTGTATCGTCTACGCTGCCAACAAGAAATAACTTTACTTACAACCAATTTTAGGGTATAATTATAGTATGAAAACAAAAAGTGAACTCATAAAAGAACGTGCTAATCTTCACATTGAGAAAATGAAAATGGATAAATTCTTTTCTCTTTTCTTGGAAAAGTTCGGTGATGAAATGGATCCCAAATCACCGAACACCAAGGTGTGGACTCTATACAGATCCAAATTAACAGAGTATGGTAAGGTTTCACAGTCTATTAAAAACTTAGATTATTGGATCTCTAAATGATGTTTAAAACTTCCAACCAATTTTCTTTGTATATTGAAAAGCAAGCCAGTGAAAGACGTATCACTCATATGGATGCTGTATTAGAATATTGCAAAGAAAACTTCTTAGAACCAGAAGATATTGCTTCTATGATTAATAAGTCCTTGAAGGACAAAATTGAAATGGATTTTCGCGATGCCAACATGCTCCCCAAAACTGCGCAGCTTGATCTCTAATATTTCACTGGGTATCTTTGCAATTGCTTGGTTTGGTTTTGGTCTATATTGGATTATGAGTCAACCTAAACAATCTGTTGTGGTTTACAATTGCGAACTTTCTGAGATATCCCCAGACTTCCCCATTGAAGCTAAAGAACGTTGTAGAGTATTGAGAGCGCAGAATGGACGGTTTTAAGGCATACAAATATTACATGGCTGTAAAGTTACACTTCACATCCAAGAAGTATAATGTGTTTGAGACACGTGGACATGTAAAAGGTACTCGCGATGCGTTTAACGCACGCAATGACAGATATATCTTTGAGAAATTAGCACAGAAATATAATGACGATAAAGAGATTATTCAATTCTTTGTTTCCAACTTTGCTTATAGTAACGACACTGCGATTTACGGAAACAGCGAAGCTGAAGAACTATACTCGGAATGGAAACGTCGCAAACAGTCTATTAGTAAGATATTTGTAGACGACCTTACCAACGTTATGAATATGTGCGACGTTCACAAATTTAATGTGGATGGAATTTTCAAAGTAGTAGATGGTGATTTACCAGTATTGACTTCCATGTTTCTTTCAGGTAAAATAACTATTGAGACCTTGAGGATTATTGATGATATTGAACCATTCATCAATACTTGGGAAAACGATCCTATGATAAAGATCGTATTGGGTGACAAACTTCTTCGTGCTGAAAAACTCAAAGGTTTTGTAAAGTACGATAAAGAAAAAGCCACTAAAGTTTTTAATCATTTTAAAGAAGAACTATCTTTGTAATATCATGGGCAAGACCTATAAACAATCTAGTCGTTACGACGAAGAACCCTCTAGCCGTTCGGGGAAAAATTCTAAACACTCAAATAATCGTAAAAGTGGTGGAATGAGAACGCTAAATAGCTATGTTGAAGAAGATATTAACTTTGACGATGAAGACATCTTTGATGATGACTTTGGAGTTGAGGATGAGATTCAGATTCGACACATACAAAACGATAAACCGTAATACAATTACATACAAAGGAAAATACAAATGGATATTCAAACACTTCGCAAAATGCGTTCTAACGACTTCGGTAGCATTTCTAATGCTTTTGAGAAGATCGCAAACCCTTCTACTGAATCCAAAGGTTATGCAGATGACCGCTTCTGGAAACTAGAAGGTGACAAAGCAGGCAATGGCACTGCTACTATTCGATTCCTCCCACGTGTAGAAGGTGATGAACTCCCATGGGTTCGTGTCTTCAGCCATGGTTTCCAAGGACCAACTGGTAAGTGGTACATCGAAAACTCCCTAACTACTCTCGGTGAACAAGACCCTGTTAGCGAACTAAACACTCAACTCTGGAACTCTGGCGTTGAAGCTAACAAGAAGATTGCGCAAAACCAAAAGCGTCGTCTGTCTTACATCGCCAACGTTCTGATTGTTTCTGACCCGAAGCATCCAGAGAACGAGGGTAAGGTTATGCTCTTCAAGTTTGGTAAGAAGATCTTTGATAAAATCATGGATAAGGCTCGCCCAACTTTTGAAGACGAAAAGCCAGTCAACGTGTTTGACTTCTGGGAAGGTGCTAACTTTAAACTGCGTATGCGTAAGAAGGATGGCTTCACTAACTATGATGAGTCTGCATTCCAAGAGCCTTCTGCTCTAGGTGACGACGACAAGATTGTTGAAGTTGCCCAAGCTCAACATAAGTTGTCTGAATTCTTGGATCGTAAGAACTTCAAGTCTTACGCTGACTTGAAGAAGAAGTTGGATGAGGTTCTTTCTGGTGATGGTTTCAATGCTAAGTCTGCTGCAGAATTGGCTAAAGATGAACCAGCTTCTATGGAAGCACCTGAGCCAGCGAAAGCTGCTCCAGCGTTTACTCCAAAGACATCGGCTAAACCAGCGATGGATGACGATGAAGACGTTATGTCTTACTTTGAGAAGATCGCAGCTGAAGACTAATAAGTCTTAGGCAAAATAAAAGGGAGCTTTTAGCTCCCTTTTTTCATTAGAACCTAGACATCGCATATCTAGAATAACTAGATTCTTGGTTTCTAACTTGGGGTTTAACAATGTTATTTGTTGTAGAGTTACTATTGATCTGACTAGTAACTTGATTAACTGGTGCTGAACCAGATTGACCATCAACTTTAGCTTGTTCGTCTGCATTACCCTTAGAAGCAGCATATACTTTAGTGCCTTGAACAGACATAGCACCACCAGCAGCTACGAACTTAGTTGCCTGTTCCCATGGGAATTCTTTGGCACCCTTCATAGCGTTTGGATCTACTTTTGCGAACTCTTTCATTGCAGTAGAAAGAGTTGTTAGACCTGCTCCAGCTTTTTGTACACCATCACCAGCAGCGCCAATCTTAATAAGTTGCTCAACTGGAGAATCTTGACCGATAGTTAAAAGGTTTCCAATAAGAGTACCAAGACCAGCTGCTGCCTGTCCTGCACCAAAAGCAGCAAACGCAGCACCAAGGTTCTTTAGACCTTCGCCAACGTTCATCAGCTTATCACCATCAATATCTTGTAGACGCTCAAGACCAGATACTAGTCTTTCTAGACCAGATCCCATCATCTCCATAGCGCCGCCAATTACCCAAACTGCAGCACCCAACCCTGTAAGAGCCAATGCGCCCATACCAAGCAACGGAGCCATTGCGCCTGCAGCAGCACCAGCGGCAATCAAGCCAGCTAATGCTAAACCAGCTTTGGTTAGAGTTTCCCATTCTAATGATGCAAAGTTGTCTAGGGCTTTACTCAATCCCCAAATAACAGCAGTCAATAAACCCAATACAGCAACGCCAGCGACAGTTTTAATATTAGCGAATGATTTGATACCAAGAGCTAGACCTTCCATGATACCTTGGAAGATACCACCAATTGCTCCACCAACTGCTAGACCAACACCTTTACCTAAACCACCAAGAGCTGAACCAATACCCTTCATTGATTTAGAAAAGTCGCTTAGACCTAAACCAGATGCAGAAGCTGATGCGTCTTCACCACCACCTGCAGAGGAAGATTTCTTACCTGCCATCGCCGCAGTATTATTTGCGATCTGTTGTAACAGATCAGCCTGCGCACCCATCAAACGTAGGTTTTCTAGGTCTTGCTCTTTCTTTAATTGATTGTCTGCAGCAACGTCTGTTGTGGATTGTGCAACTTGACCTTTATCAGAAGGAGTCTTTGGAAGAGCAGCAGAAGGTTGGTCACCAGTAAATTTACCTTTTGGAGCTGGGTTTACTATCCCTGCGCTCTTTAAGTCTTTAAGAGCTTTATCGCGTGTATTATAAAGAGCTGGTTTGTTCTTTCTAATATCGTCTTCACTAACACCCATCTTCTTAAGACGATCAATTTCATCTTGAGCTTTTAGGGCAGTTCGTTCATCCGCACGTTTTTGTTTAGCAGCTGCTTTTAAATCTTTATCAGAACGTGTATCGCCTTGAGCACGCATGCGCTTCATGTAGTCTAAATCGTCTACCTTATTGCGCACACCCTTGAACATTGAGAATGGTCCAAGCATTGCTTTCTTAATGGTGTTTGGATCTAGCGCATCAGACAAGTTTCTCTTTAGATCTTTAAACTTATCGCCGACTGTCTTCCAGTCCTTGTTGCCTTTTTGTAAGGCTTCAATTTGCTTTTGTTGACCATCGCTGATTTTCTTTAAGAAAGCAGCTTGGTCTTTTTGAAGTTCTAATTGAGCTTGTTGGATCTTAATGGACATTAAGACTTTAGCATCACTTTGGTTGCTGTCTTTGATTTCCTGAGATCCAGATTGAATCTGTTGAAGAGCTTGAGACTGTTGGTCTAAAACTGCTGTTATTTGACCCAGAGCATTATTCGCGCGACCTAAACCCTGCGCGACTTTTCTCATTGGTCTCTTATTATTGCGTGGCATTATTACATCCTCTTCTTGGATTCAATACGTTGTTTTTCTTCTTCTAGGTATTGGACTAACATATGCACATAAAGCTCTCGTTCAAAAGGAAGCATATCTTCCAACTCTGTTAACGAATATTTATGATATTGCATCAATGCAAAGTTCATTCGATAGTAGTTGTGAAGAGACTCATGAGCGAGAGCTACTAAAAAAAATTCTGTAGACCTTCTAATACCTTATGATGTTCTTTACCGCAAACTGGGCACTTATATTCTATCTTTGTGGATAGTTTTGGCATAGTTTCAAAGAAGTGCTGAATCTTAGCAAACTGTTCAGAAGTTAGGTTATTCAAGAACTCTAGCAATTCTTCTTTTCTGGTTTCTTTAGCATGATATACTTCTTCACCGTCATAGATAACGTCTATCAATTCAGCAACTAAGTTGAACACTTCTTCGATGTTATCAGCATCCTTTAAGAAGTCAGTTGCGTCTAAAGTTGGGTACTTCATGATAACGCCAACGTTGTTAAACAATGGGATCTTATTTGTGTGCCCTTCTGGTTTAACAACCTTCAAATCGCCCAAGTTAATGATTACTTTGGCTTTAGCCTTTTCATTTTGTTCACCGTGATCCTCATCACACTGGAACAACAAGTCAACTGTTTCGCCAACGGACTTACCACGAATCTGTAGGAACATGTATTCCAAATCAAAAATAGCAAGTTTATCTACGTCAACATCATCTAAAAGAACGTTACTTAAAACACCCTTTAGAGTGTCGATCATAATAGTGGTATCTTCAGATTGCTGCGCAATCAACAGAGCTTTTTCTTCTTTAACAACGAACGGTCTAAAGCGAACTTGTTTGTTGGTTGAAGGGATTACCATGTTAAACGATGGCATGGAATTTTTTGGTAAAGCCATAATTATTCTCCTTTAGTCATATTACTAATCATCTTATTCAATTCAGCAGTACTACCCACGAAAATTGCATTGTTTGTTGTGTTGTTACTCTGTACAGCTTTAGAAGGTTCATCAATCTTTTTCTTTTGTTGATGTATATCTAAAAGCTGTTGGTTCATATCAGCTAACTGTTTCATCAAGTTACCAACAACCTCGAACGCACGTGGGTGCTCAGATTGTTTAGCCACTGTTAAAGCAGTCTCAAGTGCTTCTTTACCTTTAACTAACAGTTCATGTATATTGTTTCTTGAATGATCATAGTCGTCTTGAATATGATTGTTAGACTCAACGCTAACAACCTTTGTTTCAACTTCTACTACTTTTTCATCCATTGGTTCTATATCAAAAATTTTTGACAAAGAGTCATCAGTATTCATAGTTTCAAATCACCTTAAAATTTAATAGATGGTATTCTGGATGTAACTTGAGAGAAAGAACGTTGAGCAATTTGACCAACGGCACCAGTCAAGAAGTTACCACCTTCACCTAGACCTTTTCTAAATCTCTCTTGGAAACCAGTAAAGTCGCTTGTATACTTATTAACGCCATCTGCTGTTAATAATTGACCATTTGCCTGTTCACTAATTGTGCTGGACATCCAGTATTTGTATTGGAATGTAACATCCAAACGCATAGTGTCTTTTGATTCGGCGTCAAGTTGAACAGAACCCATTGACTTAGGGTACGCTTCAAACATAGAAACTTCGTATGTGGTTTTATCTTGAAGGTCTTGCACTTGGATAACTAGATCAGAAATATAATTTCTATACCACTGAAAACTTCTGTTCCCAGGATTCTGAATGTAGTTGATCCAGTCATCGAACATCTTCTTAACTTTCATTTCACGGTCGACGTGGAAAGTTAGAGTGACGGGGTCAAACAACTTATCATATGGAACCTCGCGCGATTCACCGAAAGATCTATTCTGGGTTGTTGCGTAATTAATACCTGGCAAAGAAGCCTTCTCACAGAAAAGAAGAGTCTTTCTAACATTGGCAGGTTCAGCGCTTGGTGGAGTTAGGTAAACCAAAAATCTATTGGTTCTAGAAAGCCCCAGCGTTTTAATTTCTGCAATAAAATCTTTTTGTCTATTAGAACTCATTTCTTCTTCTTTCTCTTCATCTGGTTAACGTACTGACGAGATTTATCCCAAATTCTATCATCAGGTGCTTTAACAAATTGTTCAACTGGTAATAGAACGGCAGTAGCCCAGTCATATGATCTTATCTCACGAAACGTTGAACGAAGACCACCGAAGTTATAATTATGAAATGCTGGAACTGCAGCAGCGAATTTCTGAACACCTTTAATGGCTGCCCAGCTGTATTTGATACGGGTGTTTTCGTCCATCTTAGCGTTTGTCTTGTACTGCATCAAATAGTACAATAACTGCATTCTCATTTGATATGGTAGATAGTGGAAGTTGATTCCACTAAACCCAGTGATTGAACGTTTATACAACAACGTGCACGGGAAACGGTCAAAGTATGGGATTGACGATTTATACAAAGGGTCATAGATGTACATATACATCTTCCCAGGCATCAATTTAGTAGTTAATTGAGCGGGGTTTCCTTTTAGAACTGTCCACGGGCTGTTAATCTGTTTCATCAGCAAAATCATTTGCTGTTCATACCAAGCCTTCGATTTACGAAAAGCTGTTTTGAGGTCGTATTTGTTCTTCTCGAAGATATCGAGAGCAGCGATCTGGGCAGCTGTACGGCTTTGTTTAATCGGAGTAGGCATATTGACTATTTAGGTCAAACTCCTAATTCCTTTTCCGTAATAATCTTGAACTCCCATCCACGGTCTTTAGCGTATTCCGTGGCTGCTTTCCATTTGGCTTGGTTTTTGATGAATCCGTACGATTCAGCTAAATATCTTTTAGTCTGTCTGCCAGGAAACTCTGGTGGGACTGTTTGTTTTAAAGGTTTAATTTCTATCAGGTAAGTTCGAGTAGAACCATCTTTTTGTTGAACTCTAATCTTAAAATCAATAAAATAGCGATGTAATTTGTTATCAGTCGGGCAGACGTAAGGTATGACAGTCTCTTCGGAACTCCATCTAACTATTGACGGGTTTCTATCGCACCATAAAGCGAACTTCCTCTCCCAAGAAGACCTCATAATTATATTTGATACGTCACCCGAGTATTTTTGCGGGTTCAAAGGGACAAAACGTGATTTATGGAACATAAATAATATGTGCGTACAAAACCCTATTTAGGTCAAACATGATAGAAAATTTCAGTTCAGAAAACGTAAGAGCGTATTACAACAAAGCAAAATCTGCTGTAACCAGTGCTCCAGAAAGAATCAATAAAGCAACAATGCCACCCAAGTCTACTTGGGGTGACAAGAGTGCCGTAAAGTTTCTCTCAGACAAATATAGGGTTGATCAACATTCATATCCTTCAGACTTAATGAGTCCAGTTTATGGTGGTAATTACGCAGTGTTTTATATCAACGTGTCTGAAGATTCTAGACTGAACGTTAAGAGCAACACAGTAGAATTAGACCCAAAAACTGAACAACGCCAGCGTGGTTCTTTGGTTGGACAAAAGTTAGACGTTGCTACTCTAGCAGCTGCTAATGCAGGTACTCAGATTCTAGGTGGTATCGGTGGTGGTATTGCTAGTACAGCTAAACAAGGTTTTACTGGAGATAAGAGCAGAACTAGTCAATTGACTGGCGGTAGAGAAACTGCCGTAAACTCTGGCGGTGCCGCATTGGGTGTAGCTGTTGCTGGTACTATGGCGCCAGATGCATCTCGTTCACAAAGACGTTTGAAAACGGCAATTGCTCTACACATCCCTAACCAACTTTCTGTTCGTTATGGTATGCAATGGTCTGAAGAAGATACTGCCATGTTACAAGGTGCAGCTGATGCTATTCTAGCTGGTCTAAACCGCAAAGGTACAAACGGGAAGATGAGCACACTACCTCAAGTTGCCAGAGAAGGTGCCGCTGCTATTGCTTTAAATAAGGTTCAAAACCCAGGAGCAGTTTCAGCTGCGCTTGGTATTGCGGCTAACCCTAAGAAAGAACAAACCTTCAAGGGTGTTGACTTCCGTAAGTTTACATTTGACTATCAGTTCTACCCTAGAGATGAGACTGAAGCTCAGAACGTTATGAACATTATTGAGCAGTTCAAACTACACATGCACCCAGAGTTTAAAAGCCAATTGAACTATGTTTGGATTTACCCTTCTGAGTTTGATATTATCTATTACAGCGGTGGTGCTGAGAACTTACACCTACACCGTCACACTTCTTGCGTGCTGGAAGAAATGAGTGTAAACTATACACCTAATGGCAATTTCTCAGTATTTGCTAATGGTATGCCAACACAAATTAACGTTTCCCTTGGTTTCAAAGAACTTCAAGTTCTATCGAAAGAAACTGTTGCTGGAGGTTTATAATATATGTACTTCAAAGACTTCCCTCAGTTTCTTTATGATTTTAATTACGGTGATGGTAAATCTAAAACCACCGTTGTTAGAGACATAACAAGAAACGTGCGAATCAAGAAAGATATCTTAGCAAACATTTCATTGTTTGACGAGTATGATATCATTGATGGTGAAACGCCAGAGATTATTGCTGAAAAATTCTATGGATCTCCAGATTATCATTGGGTTGTTATGATCGCTAATGAAAAGTATGATTGGACTACGGATTACCCGCTAAGAGAATCCATCTTACAAAGACATATCAAAACATCATACAATCCATTGCTTTATTCTGATGATTGGTATTGGGATGTTCATGATGATGGTTTAACATACGTTCACTTAAAGATCACATATGGTTCAACACAACCTTTTGACCCAGACTATTTGACCGCACCTGTTACAATTAAACTTTACGATCCATCTAAGACATATGTTAAGACCATAAATTTCCCTGGCGACTATGTTGAATTGGATGTGGCTTCTCAGTACTTCGTTTTCCGTTACGAAGAACAAGCTGAGTTTGGACCAATTACAAACTTTGGTGAAGGTACATTGAATTATGGTGTTGGTAAAACAAGGATCTATATTGAAACTGACGGTAGAGAAAACAATCCTATCTATTTCGTAGACACTAAAGGTAATATTGTTAACCCAAACGTTGATGGTGCTGAACCTGTTACTGGTGCTGAAGTCCACCGATTAGAAAATGATAACAAACGAAGAATTAAAATTATTTCTCCAGGATTGTTAGAAACGCTGATCAAGAATTATGAAGAGCTTCTAAGATGAGTTTTATTTCTGGTAAGTATTTACGTTTTGCTGGTGATGTAAATATCGACAAATGCGTGTTGACTGGAAGCAATGGCGTCTTCCAGAATATCACTGCGCAAGTTACACAAGTGCAAATATTTGAAGATATCTTTTCACCATACATCACAGGCAGCATAGTTATAAAAGACGCATTAGACTTTACTAACTTATTTCCATTACGTGGTGAAGAATACTTACAGTTGAGAATATCTACACCAACTATGGAACGTGGATATATTGAAGGTACATTCCACGTTTATAAGATGAGCGATAGAACTAAACTTGGTGATAGAACTGTTGCTTACGAATTGAACTTTATTTCAATTGAGTCTCTAGCTGACGCAAACAAAAAGATCAGTAAAGTTTATTCTGGAAAGATCTCAGACATTGTTGGTTCTTTCGTGTTGGATAAGATTGATGGTCTTGAGAGCGGTAAGCAATTTATTGTAGAAAATACAAGAAACACTATCAAGTATATTTCAAACTTCTGGTCGCCTGTTAAGAACCTAACGTTCTTGGCAGATAACGCCATTTCAGAATCACAATCACCGTCATTCTTATTCTTTGAAAATAGAGACGGCTTTAATTTTAGATCTCTGGAAAAGTTATACAAGGGTGAACCAATCATTGAGTTTGTAAACGACCGCTACACTCGTGACAACTATCCTGTTGGTGGTAACGCTCTTAACATTCTAGAAGATTATAAGCGAATTACAGATATAGAAGTACCAGCGATGTACGACTACATGGATAGATTGAGATCTGGTATGTTGGCGTCTAAGTTGATTTCTTATGACTCGACTAAGAAAACGTACACTGTTAAAAACTATATCGCAGCAAACCGTTTTGAATCGCAAGGGCATTTGAACAAAAATCCATTGTTCACCAACGATGCGCCAATTCGATCAAACTCTAAGATCATTCTATACCCAAGAGCGTTTGAAACATTTACTAGTTTCGGTGATACAACTAACGCACGTATCATTCAAGAAAGAAACTCATTTTTAAAAATGGCTGAGTCCCAAAAGGTTGTTATTTCTGTTCCAGGAAGATGCGATTACACGGTCGGTATGACTTGTAACTTATACTTGCAACAGACAAAACCAATAAACAAACGAGACACACAAGACGAAATTACAGATAAGATCTTATCTGGTAAATATCTTATTGCCGCTATAAATCATATTATATCTCCAGAAGGTCATGAGTGCCGTATGGAATTGACAAAAGATTCATTAATGTAAGGTTAAATTATGCAATTATATTTTGGTATTGTAGAAAACAGAAGCGACCCGCTTGAGCTTGGTAGATGCCAAGTGCGAGTCGTTGGTCTACATACACACGATAAGAACTTACTTCCAACATCGGATCTACCTTGGTGTGCAACTATGCAGCCAAGTATTTCTGCTGCTATGAATGGTATTGGTTATACTCCAATTGGACCAGTTGAAGGAAGTTCTGTACTTATAACATTCGTTGATGATACTTTACAACAAGGTATTATTCTTGGTGCTGTTGGTGGTATTGCAACCGAGCCAGTACCTATTGACTATGATGACTCTGGACCAATTTCTAAACAAGAAGTTGCCACAACAGCTGTCCAACTTAGATCAGTTGCAGGACCAACGACAGGCAACAAATTAAAGTTCTTTGATCCAAACTCTAATAGATCTGACTTGACAAATTCGCTGCAAGCGAACATGAGAGTTTCTGGTTTTGGTATACCTGCTGGTACAACTATCGTTTCTATTGATAGTGGTACAGATATTACTATTTCAACTGTCGTACGAGACCTTGAAGAAAACATTATCACGTTTGAGCCACCTCTAGCTAACGCTAAAACAGTAGTTGAATCTAAGACTAACATTACTGCTGCTGTTGTTTCCGAGAAAGCAGAGCCTGTACCTCAAACTCCAGTGAATACTGAGATTCCAACATTGCCGCCACTGCCTGAGTTTAAAGGTACTCAGATTAAAGCGTCAGAAGGTATCAAGGCATTGATCGCTGCTTGTGATAAAGTAGGTTTGAAAACCAAAGAACAGAAATGCGCATTGTTGGGTATTGCTGGTGGTGAGTCTGGATGGATTCCACAGAAAGAATCATACAACTATTCACCTGCACGTTTGAAGCAGATCTTCTCGTTCGCGACTGATGAAGATGTTGAAAAGTATTCAAACGCTGTTAAGAAGGGTCTAACACGACAAGAATTTTTCTCTTGGTGTTATGGTCCAACTAAGCGTGGTAAAGGGTTCTTTGGTCATACAACCGATGAGATGGGTGGCAAATACTATGGTCGTGGTTTTATTCAGTTGACTGGATATTCTAACTACAAGAAGTACAACGACCTTGCTAACAAGATGGGTATGGCCATTGATATTGTTAATAATCCAGATTCATTGGACGATGATATTAACGTTTCCGCTTTGGTTGCTGCTTTATACATTAAAGATAGAGTACCTGCTAAAGTTAATCAAAACGCACATCCTGATTATTTCTTTGCAGCCAAGAAAGCTGTTGGTATAAACTCTCCAGATATTGCTGCCAGAAAATTAAGTTACTATGAACACTTTTATGGTGTTAAGGTTTCTGGTGGTGTAATTAAAGATGCTGGCGTTGCTGCTCCAGAAACATCAACTACTGGAGAGACTAAGCCAGGACCATCTGAGAAATCTATCACCACTGGTTCTTTCGGTATTGGTTTCCGAGACCCAAATAACAAGTATCCTCTAAAAGAATATATCGGCGAGTCGGACGTAAACCGTTTAGCACGAGGCGTGATTGACGGCACTGTTGTTGGTGTGAAAGACTCCAAACGTGTTTTTGGTATCCCAAAAGGTATCGTTGGTGGATCGTGGGATCAGCCACCTGCTCCATTCGGTGCTAAGTATCCGTTCAATAAAGTTTTTGAAACTGAAGGTGGTCACATTCAAGAGTTTGATGACACTCCAGGACAAGAACGTATTCACACATATCACCGCTCTGGTACATTTACTGAAGTTGACGCAAACGGCACTCAGGTAAATTATATCGTTGGTGATAACTTCGTTCTGATGGAACAAAACGGTTGTATCCACGTTGCTGGTGAATGTAATATTACTGTTGACGGTAATACTAATATCTTTGCAAGAACAGATGCTAATATCGAGGTTGCTCAAAACGCTTCGTTGAAGGTTGGTAACAATTTAGACGTTGGAGTTGCCAACGACACATACTTCGCCATCGGCGGAGATTTTAAAGTTAAAGTCGCGGGTGAGATGAGCATTGAAGCCCAAAGCGTATATCAAAAGTCTAACACAGTATATAACGTCGAGTCTACTGAACAAGTTAACGTAAAGTCTGCAACAATCAACCAGCAATCAGATAGTGACCTGAACTTAAAAGCTGGTTCTGCTATTAAAGCATCTGGCTCTACTGTGAATGTAAAAGGCTCTGGTGCTGTCAATGTTGACTATGGAACATATAACCTTGGTACAGGATCTGCTCAAGCAGCATCTGACGCACAAGGTTCTAAAGCTGTTCAATTAACACCTCCTCCAGCTGGAGATCCTTTGAACTCTAACATCAATTATAGCGTTCCGCCTCCAAGAGAGTTTGAAACAAGAGGTGTTATTGAGACTCCAGAAGATTGGGAAACACCAGAAGGTAGATCTCAGCGAAATAGCGTTGAAAAGACTGATGGCGTCGCAGATGCAATTGCTGTTGGTGCTATTGTTGCTGCTGAAGAAGGCGCACCTCCAACTGGAGGTTCAAAGAATATCGTTACTGTTGATAAGTCTTTGATCTTTACAACTAGAGATTTCACTAACGATTACAGACTATCTAAGAACATAACTCTTGGTATGATGATTGACGGTGGCGTTGGTGGTAAACACCGTCTAACACCTCAGATGTTGAAGGCTTCTAAAGACAGCCCTGAGCGTCTATACACTGTTCAAGAGATTGTTGGTAACTTGGCAGAAACAGCAAATAACGTGCTTGAACCACTGATGGATATTTTGCCAGGTGGTATCGGTGGTTATAACAAACAATGGGGTATTAACTCTGGTTATAGATTGAAGGGTGTTGTGTCAAACGAGTCCCCAACTTCTGACCACTGTAAGGGTCACTGTATCGACATCGGTATCCGTCACCCAGATATCTTTAATGAGACATTTAAGTATGCTCAGAACATTGAAAAGTTGATTCCATACGACCAGATTATCCTTGAGTATGCATATGGTAAAACTCCGTGGATTCATATTGGTTATAGAAAAGACAACAACCGAAAGATGGCTTTCACCATGGTTAACCACGATGTTTACAAGAGAAACACAAAGGGTATCCCAGAAGGATTCTTCTTAATTAACCCAATTCCAGCACCTAGAGGTAAGTGATAGTGAGTCACTATTTTCAAGGTTCCAATAACAGTTTTGTAGAGTTATAATAAATAATAAAATGCGCAATACAAGAATATTCTCAGACTTAGATCTAAACTTCAGCCCTCACCCTGTGACGGGTGACGTCACACGTAAGTTGGATGAGAACTCAATAAAGCAGTCTGTTAAAAACCTTATTATGACTAAACACTTCGAGAGACCTTTCCATAGCGAATTAGGATCTCAAGTTATGTCTCTGTTATTTGAACCTATGACACCATTAACAACGTTGATGGTTAGAAGGTCTATTATTGATTTGATTTCAAACTTTGAACCAAGAGTAGAGTTGATCAACGTTGATGTAATTGCTTCAGAAGAAAACAACGGATTGTATTGCGAAATAATTTTCAAGATAGTAAACACTGAGCGTCCGCTTACTCTTGAACTAGTATTAGAGAGAACACGATAATGGCAAAAAATAATAGAATTAAAGTCAACGACCTAGACTTTGACACAATCAAAGATAACTTTAAAGAGTTTCTACGTGGACAGGAACAATTTCAAGACTATGACTTTGACGGTTCGTCATTCTCTATCTTACTAGACGTCCTAGCATACAACACTCACTACAATGCATTGTATACAAACCTTGCTGTTAATGAGATGTTCTTGGACTCGGCTTCTAAGAGATCGTCAGTAGTTTCTTTGGCTAAGATGTTGGGTTATGTGCCGAACTCTGCAGCTTGCTCAAAAGTTTACGTCAACGCTACAATTACTGCTCCAACATATAACCCAGACGTTGCCACTTTGGCGGCGGGTCAACCTTTCTTGACTTCTATTGATGGTGTGTCATATACATTCTATAATACTTCTGACGTTACAACAGTTGCGGCTGGTGGCTTCTATACATTTACAAACGTTGAATTGATTGAAGGCGTTCCTCTAGTTTATAACTATTATGTTAGATCTGGTCAAAGATACATCATTCCAAATGCTAACGTTGATTTGACTACTCTAAAAGTAAAAATCAGAGAAACAGCAACAGACGACTCATTCTTAGTTTACGCTCCAGCTGATTCTTTGACTTCTCTAGACGCAAACACTAAGGCATACTTTATTAAAGAGCTTGATGATGGTTTGTATGAAGTTTACTTCGGTGATGGTGTTATCGGTTACAAACCACAAGAAGGTAATTATATCACGTTTGAATATTATGTTTCTTCTTTGGAAGCACCTAACGGTTCAAACACTTTCTCGTATGCGGGTACAGCGATTCTAGGTTCTGGTTTAACAGTTATTGCAACTGGACCAGCTCAAGGTGGAGCATCTCCAGAGTCTATTGATTCTATCAAATACAACGCACCAAAATTATTCGCTGCTCAAAACCGTGCAGTTACAACTGAAGATTACAAATCGCTTATCTATAAGAATTATCCACAAGCGCAATCTATCGTTGTTTGGGGTGGTGAAGATAACGACCCTCCTATCTATGGTAAGACTTTTATTTGTATCAAACCAACCGATACTAACAAGTTGACTGAATCGCAAAAAGACTTTATTAAGAACAACATCATTGGTCCAAAGTCTATCGTTTCTATTACACCTGAGTTCGTTGACCCTGAATACTTTAACGTTCAAATTGATATTACTGCATACTACAACGCTAAGATTTCAGATAAAACTCCAGCTCAGTTAGAAACAATTATTCGCGAAGAGATTTATGCGTACGACGATACCAACCTTAAAAAGTTTGACGGTGTTCTGCGTTATTCTCAACTAGTTTCTTTAATTGATAATGCTGATCAGTCTATTGTTAACAACACGACTAAGGTTCTAGTCCGCAGAGAATTCGTACCACGTTATAACATCAGTTCAGAATATAAGCTGAACATGATCAACCCTATCTATCGTTCAACTATCCCAGCTGAATCAGTTCTTTCTACTGGTTTCTATATTCCAGACTCAGCGAACGTTCACTACATTGACGATGATGGTGCTGGCAATCTACGTTTGTTCTACTTTGATGCCAACCAAAATAAATTTATTGTAAACCCAAGAATCGGCGAAGTCAATTACGAAAGAGGTACTTTGATTGTAAGAAACTTGGTCATTACTTCTCTTGCTTCTAGTAAGTTTGAATTGGTTCTAAAACCTGAATCATATGACGTTGTTACAGCTTACAACCAGATCGTTCAAGTTGACCGTCAATATTTGAGTGTTAATGTAATTAACGATGCTACTGCGGCTGGTTCTAACCAAGCTGGTAAGAACTATATCTTCACTTCAATTAGAACAGTATAATGTATACAAATAATACAAGAGTTCAGTTAAAGGATATTGTAGCGAGTCAGCTCCCAGAGTTTATTCGCGCACAATATCCAACATTTGTTTCGTTCGTTGAAGCGTACTATGAGTGGTTAGGAAACAACAGCGTTGACCTAACACAAATTAGAGACATCGATACAACACTTGATGAGTTTATCAAATACTTTAAAGCAGAACTTGCTCAGAACTATCCAGTAAGCTCAAGCTACGAAACTGAAAGATATCTATTAAAACACGTTCGCGATCAATACCTTGCTAAAGGTTCTGAAGCGTCATATAAGCTACTGTTTAGATTGCTATTCAGTAAAGACGTTTACATGGACTATCCTGGTAAACAGATGCTTCGTGTTTCAGACGGTCGTTGGCAACAAGATATTTCTTTGTTCGTTAGAGTTGACGTTGGTGACCCATTCGAGTTGATTGGTAAGATCGTTGACATTCAGACTTCTAGAAAGATCTATAGATCTACTCCAGTTGAAGGATATGAGTTCAGCGGATCAATCACAAAATTAACAGCCAACATTGAAAACGTTTTACAAGTATCTGGCAACGTTTATGAGTTATTCTTAAACAGAAACTTCTACGGTGAAATCATTGCTGGCGACGTTGTTAAATATGGTTCTGACTTCCAAGGTCAAATTTTACCATGCGCTTCTAAACTCAAGATCGCTAACAAAGGTAAAGGTTTCAAACCAGGCATGGTATTCCAAGTTGCCTCTGGTGACGGTTCCCCTATCTGGTTCAAGGTTCTAACAACTGAACCATATACAAAACCAAACGGAGAAAAAGTTGACGGTGGTTTAAAAACTATTGACTTGATCAAGTTTGGTCTTGGATATAGTACAGATTTCTCTTTGACTATTCTACCTTCTTCTGCTGTATCAACTCAGAAGAAAGTATCTCAAACATCAGTGGCTATTACATATTCTGTAAAGAATAACACGATCGCTGGCGTTAACCTTCTATCAGGTGGTTCTGGTTATATAGAAGTGCCTGATGTTATCATCGGCGGCGCACTTGGTAGTGGTGCCACTGCTCACGCTGTTTTAACTGACGGCGTTGTTACACAAATTATCATTGACACACCAGGTGAAGGTTATGAGAACCCATCTGTTGTTATTGTACCACAAGACGGAGACCCAGGATCTGGCGCTGAAGGTGAGATCGTTCTTGGTTCTATCTACAACTATTCTTACTCTGACCAAACTAACGGTTTCACAGAAAACGGTTATTTGAGTGCTGGCGACTATTGGGACTTAACATCTAGAGGTAATGGCGGTTTACTAACTATTACTCTTTTTGCTACAACTCCAATTATTAAAACACGTGGTACAGGCTACGTTGTTGGTGATGTTGTATCAATCTATGGTATCGCATATGAAGTTGTGTCAGTCAACGGGTTTGGCGGTATTACTTCTTTACAAGTATCATCAACACCAACGTTTACTACAATTACAGAGTATAATGAGAACGGTGTTTTTGTAACTGGTGGAACAGGTACTGGCGCTAAGATTTCTCCAACATACGGTATTGATGATATTGTCGTTGCAAATGGTGGTGCAAATTACAATTACAATTTACCTGTCTTAGACTTAGACGTTCCAACAGATGGTGACGGTATCCCTACTGGAAGCACGTCAGCCAAGGCTAAGTTGTCTATTGCAAACGGTCAAATTTCTGACGTTACTTTGCTAGGTTCTGTTGATCAAACAAGCGTTTTAACTGGCGGTTCTGGATATAACAAAAATCCAATAGCATACTTCAAAACAGCCGATGGCGACAATTCTGGTAAGGGTGCTAAAGGTATTGCACAAATTACAAACGGTGTTGTTACAGGTATAACTCTTGTAAACAGTGGTAACTCATATCAAGATTTACCAGAAATTGTGATCGGTGACGAGTTCACTGCTTCAACTTTAGTTTTGACGGATGACCAGTTCTTTAATGCTGGTAAAGTATATACTGCACTTAACGATGGTATAACTGGAGAAACAGCACCAACACATACAGTCAATACTGTTAATGCTGGTTTCTTTCTAACAAACTTCCCATACACAATTGCTACTCTTGGTACAACTGATTGGAACCAAGTAGCTGGTACTGAGGATGTAGAGTATGAAGTTGGTGATCAGATCATTGCAGTTGGTGCAGGTTCAGGGACTGGTACAGCTACAACAACAGTTGTTCTAAATGGTCAAGTTAAATTTAGATACTCTGGTGTACAAGCAACTGCTCAAGTTGATTCTCTAAAGTATGGTGGCGAGGGATATATCCACTTCCCATCATATAGAATCCAAGGTGCAGGTGGTTACTCTGACGGTGCTTATGTTGGTACTGTTGACCGTCAATTCTTTATTGACGCTAAGGATACAATTTCAGCTGACGCTGCTTTGATCAACGTTACTCTTGGAGCTGTTGCAAGATACCCAGGATATTACAAAACAAACGATGGTTTCTTGGACGACTCAATGTTCATCCAAGACTCATACTATTATCAAGCGTTCGCTTATGTTCTAAAGATTGACGAACAGCTAGAATCTTATGCTTCTGTTGTCCGTACTATGCTTCACCCATCGGGTATGGCTATGTTCGGTGAGTACAGTATTAACAACAAGATTAATCTTAACGTTGCTATCACTTCGTTGGTCAAATCTCTTGGTATTTCGTTGTTCGATATTGTTGATGTTAATGATACATACAAGACAGACGCTCAAGGTAATGTCGTTACAGGGATGTACTACACATTCTCTAAAGACTTATCTACAACATACGAAGATATTCAAGACGCTATTACGTCTAAATTCTTCGTTAAGGGTGCTTCTGAAGAATTTGTACAATTGAACGAAGTTCAGTTCTACAAGACGTTCACTAAAGCGATTGGTTTTACTGGTCAGGCTGAAACCGTTTTCATGGTAGATCCTGCTAGTGGTATCACTAGAGTTTTCTCCAAGACTCTAGAGCACACTACTTCTCTACAAGAAACATATTTGAGAAAATATTTCTTTAAGACTAGCCAAGATTTCCAGACTGTAAGTGATTACCACCAATTGCTCTACACCCTAAATACCATTGATGATGGAATTTTTAATTGGGACACAGAATCGGGTTATGTTGTATTAAACCCATACGACGAAGGTTCTTACCAAGCCGAGCATTATTCAAACGAACGAAACGCTACGTTTTCAACATAAAGGAGTTCTCTATGACTGAACAAAAATACGAATCTTTAACATCTGTAAAAGGTATGGTTAAAGTAACAAAAACAAACGAGTTTGGACAAATCACTCAAGAATTTGAGGTTCCAAACTTAGTGGTTACATCTGGCAAGATTTACATTGCTGGTAAGATGATCGCTACCGACTCTAACGTTCCAGTTGCTATGTCACACATGGGTATTGGTACTGGTACTGCTTCTCCAGTTGCAGAAGACACTGGTTTGGGTACTCAAACTGGTCGTGTACTATTGAGCGGTTCTCTACAAGAAAATAACTCTATTACTTACACTGCTACATTCCCAGCAGGTACTGGTACTGGTGCTATTACTGAAGCTGGTATTTTCAACGCTTCTACTGGTGGTACTATGCTTTGCCGTACAGTGTTCCCAGTTGTTACTAAGCAAGCTGGTGATACTATCGCTGTTACTTGGAAAGTTACTGTAAGCTAATCTAATTTCTTTTTGTTATGTTTCTATCAACAGGATACGGATTCAAATAAATGAGCGCACTAATTAAAAATATTCTTTATAAATCATTAGCAGAAGGTGTTTATAGAGACGTCGTAACACGCACATCTTCTTATTATTATTTCCTAGGAAAGACTCTTTCGTGGGAAGACGATAATGAACCACCAGCTCCTGTTGATAGTTACAAATATGAGAGAGAAACTCGTAATGAGATCATCACAATCAAAGAGATTAAACCTTCTGACGTTGCTTTCGTTATTCCACGAAAGAACTGGATCTCCGACGTTGTGTATGATATGTACGACGATCGCTACTCTGACGAGATTATTGGTATCAATATTATCTCTGGTGGTTCTGGTTATATCAACGTTGATGATATTTCCATTACAATTTCTGGTGGTAACGGTTCAGGGGCAACTGCTGTTGCGGTTGAAGCCTTTAGAGGTGGTATCTCTAAAGTTATTTTGACAAACCCAGGATCTGGTTATACATCAGAACCAACAATTAATGTTACTTCTGCTTCAGGTAATGGCGCTGTATTGAAAGCGTCTATGGGTATTGCTCCTTCTGGCGCTCAAAAGCTAGAAGACGCAAACTACTATGTTGTTACTGACGACTACAACGTTTATAAGTGTTTGGATAATAACAACAACGGAAGATCTACATACAAGCCAACTGGTACACAGTTAGAACCAATTAAATTGTTGGATGGTTATGTTTGGAAGTTTATGTACAACATTCCAATTAACCTTCGCAACAAGTTCTACACTGACGAATACATTCCTGTTGTTTCTGCTTTAACGAACTCATTCTATTCTAACGGTACAGTTGATAATATCTTTATTGCAAACAAAGGTAAGAACTATACATCAGCTGTGGTTTCTGTAACTGGTGACGGATACAGAGAGTCTGACCCAATTTATATTAACAGCGCAAGAGTTGTAGCTGAAGGTTCTGGATATACAAACCCAGTAGTTGAATTCAGCCCACCTTTCCCAGCTGCTTCTTCATATATTTCTGGTGGTAGCGTTAACTTGGGTCAAGTTATTTTTAACTCGGTGTTTGACTATTACCAAGTTGTAACTCCTGGCGCAATGAGCAGCGTTGAACCAACTCATAGATTTGGTACAATCCAAAACGGTAATGCCGCATTGAAGTATGTTGGTACTAAACTAAAAGGCGACATTACAACTAGAAACGACAAGAACCTAGTTAGAATCGACTTAACAAACCCAGGAACTGGTTACACTTCAGCGCCGACTGTAACAATTACTGACCCAACTGGTATCAATGCTTCTGCTGTTGCAGTGATCCCAACATTAGGTTTGAAGATTACCAACGGTGGTACAGACGGCGTCAACATCGTATCAGGTGGCGCAGGTTATGTAACTCCAACAGCTGAAGTTGTCGGCGGTGGTGGTACTGGTGCTCTAGTGTTTATTACACAGTGGGATTCCAACGGTACAATTACTGAAGCTAAAGTATTGAGCCCAGGAACTGGTTATACAAGTGCACCTTCTATTGTAATTTCAGACCCGCAAGGTTCTGGTGCTGTGATTACAGCAGTTCTTCAAGGTGCAGCAATTTCTGAAATCCGTTTAACTAACGGTGGTGCTGGATATACTAACCCATCAGTTGCAATTACTGGTGGTGGTGGCGCAGCAGCTACTGCATCGGCAGTGGTTGAAACTGGTGTTATTGATGACATCACATTGTATGGCGCTATCCGCGACGTTGTTATCCTTAACTCTGGTTCTGGTTACTTAGAGCCGCCAGAAGTCGTTATCGGTACAGCTGTCGATACAGTTGAGTTAATTGATGGTGGTTCAGGCTACACTGTTGCTCCAACTATCATTCTACAAGGTGGTGGTGGTACTGGTGCAACTGCAGAAGCTACCGTTTCTGGCGGTGAGATCACTTCTATTTCTATTACAAACAGGGGTTCTGGTTATACTCAAGCTCCAACTGTTGTTATCAACGGTGACGGCACTGGTGGTAATGCGGTTTCTCATCTTGTTTCTGGTAGCTATGCACTAGTTAAGTCTAAACTATTTGCCGACAAAGTTATTTCAACTTACATTGTTAACTCTGGTCAAGATTACCTTGAAGTGCCTTCTGTAGTTTTTGGTAAATCATATGAACAAGAGTTGGAAGTATATACAAACCAACAATATTCTTATGGCAACAACTTGTACACAGTAGTACAGGCTGGCGTTTTCGGTTCTCTGGCGCCAACGCACACAAACGGCACAGTGGTTACTAGTATTGAATGGCAACCAAACACAGAATTAGAATATAACGAAACTGTATACGCTTCTAATAGATTGTACAAAGTTATTGTTGCTGGTCTTTCTTCTGGCACTGCTCCAACTCACACTACTGGTATTGAGTTGAACGGTACTGCTGAGCTAGAATATCTTGGTGTACCAGCTTCTCTTCGTCGCGATGGTGAGGTTGCTACTGGTTACGCTGTTTTGCGTTACGGTGCGGGTTACTCTGTAACACCTTCTGTTTCTATTGTTGACCCAACTGGTACTGGTTCTGAGATTAACTTCTTTACTTCTAAGTCTGAAGCAAAGATTTCAGCCATCACAGAAAATGGACAAATCGTATATCTTGTTATTGAAGATCCAGGCATCGGTTATACTAAAGCGTCTCTAACAGTATCTGGTGGTGGTGAAGGTGCTTCTTTGATTCCAGATCTTAGCTTGGGTGCGATTTCTTCACAACAAGCAAACAACGAAATTCTAACACCTTCTGGAACAATCGACGCTATCGCTATTGTGTCTGGTGGTTACTCATATGGTGTTGCTAACATCTCGATCGAAGGCGATGGAACTGGCGCAGCAGCTGAAGCTGTAATTGACCCAGTTACTAACTCTCTTGTTAAGATCAATATCACAAATCGTGGCGAAGGTTATTCTTACGCTATCGTAAAAGTTGTTGGTAATGGTCAAGGTGCTGATTTAAGAGCTATCATTTCCCCATATGGTGGTCATGGTAAAAATTCTCCAGAAGAGTTTTTTGCAAGATCTTTGATGTTCTACTCTAACATTTCAACTGACTTGAACCAAGGTGTTGTGGTTGGTAACGACTATCGTCAAGTTGGTATTGTTAAGAACCCTCGTGTGTTTGATGGATTTGAGCGTTATCAAGGTGTACTTGGTTCAGCGTGTTATATTATCCAATCTCCTATCAACACATCAAAGTTCTCTAAGGATAACGAGTTGTTTATTGAGCGAGTTAACCGCCCAGAGATTGAATGGGAACCTTCTCTAGATATGACTATCGGTGAATTCATCTGGTATGAGGATAGAATTTATACTGTTGTTGTTTCTGGTATCGGTGGTTCTACACCTCCAACTACAACATCTGGTTCTGAACAAAACGGTTTTGCTGTTGTTTCTTATGTTGGTACTACTAAGTCTAAGAAGCGTTATCGTATCGTTTCTGTGACTTCTTCAACTGCGTTGGTTCAGTCTTTGGATAACGACATCCCAGGCGCAAACGATGTATTTGTTAACTCGGTAAACATCACAGATAACTTTACTGCTGTTTCAGTAGGTATTCCAAACTTTGATAAATACTCTGGACAGCTTATGTACATCGACAATAAGCAAGGATTTACACCTTCTGGTGATGAAACAATTACATTAAGAACTATTATCCAATTTTGACCTAAATAAAGATATAGTTTAACTTTCACTAAAGAGAAAACGAATGGCACTAGATTTTAATACCGAACCGTATTTTGACGATTATAACTCAGCGAAGGATTTCTATCGCGTCTTGTTTCGTCCAAGCTACGCAGTTCAAGCCCGTGAACTAACTCAATTACAAACTATCCTACAAAATCAGGTTTCTAGGTTCGGCGATCACGTATTTAAGAACGGATCTCAAGTTATCCCAGGTTCTGTTAACGTAGACAACAAAGTTCATTTTATTAAACTTGAACAGTTTACTGGTACTCTAGACGTTACAACTTACATTGAAACTCTAAAGAACAAAGTTGTTACTGGTGAGACATCTGGTGTTAAGATGGTTGTTGTCGACACTTCTGGTGGTGGCACTATCGTTGATAATCTAGACGAACCTACATTGTATTGTAAGGTTATTGGTACTGCCGACGACAATGTAACAAATAGACTTATCCCAGGTGAAAACTTGGTTGCTCTAACAGCAGACAACCAACTATCAACTAACTATCGCTTATCTGAAGATCAGTTAACTGACATTCCAGTTATCGTTAAAGCCACTGGTTCTGCTGGTGAAGAGCCTTCGGTATATCTAACATCCCCAACTTCTGAATTCCCAAACCCAGAATCTTCTAACGTTCTAGGTTATGCATACAGCGTTGAAGTCAAAACTGGTATCTATTACGTTGACGGTATTTTCGTTCGTAACGATGATTTGAAGTTATACGTTGGTCGTTTTACAAACAGACCATCATATCGCGTTGGTTTCAAAGTAACAGAAGAATACATTACACCAGAAGATGACGAGTCTATCCTAGACAACGCCACTGGTTCTTATAACTTCGCTGCTCCTGGCGCTCACCGTTACAAAATCTCTCTTTCTCTAGTTAAATTACCATTGACTGGAACAGACACATTCAAGTTTATTGAATTGGTTCGCGTTGTCGATGGTCGTATTCAATATAAGATTGAGCGTTCTTCTTACGCTGAATTAGAGAAAACTCTAGCTCGTCGTACATTCGATGAGTCTGGTAACTATGAAGTAAACAAGTTTAAAGTTTCTTCTAGAGAACACTTAAACGACGGCAAGAACCAAGGTGTATATCCTCCACTTGTTGGTGTTGCTGAAAACGGTGTAGTTTATGGTGATCAAAACAAGTTTGTTGTTGTGGTTGACCCAGGCAAAGCGTACATCAACGGTTATGAAGTTGAGTCTACTGCATCTCAATTCTTAGAATTTAATAAAGCCCGTGAAATCGGCGCTGAAGAGTTTGGGCACGTTAAGCGTCTTGGTCTACAGAACATCGGTTTCAACTATGGTCACTATGTTAAGGTTAATAACCTTTACAAATACCCAGACATCTCAAACTTCGAGAAAGTCTATCTTGTTAAGAAATTACAAAACCGTCCAGCTACTTTAAGCTGTACTGTTGTTGCTGGTGTTGTTCAATCCCCTATTACTATCATTGATGGTGGTGAAGGATACGGTTCAGCTCCAACTATCGTATTCCAAGCAGTATCTAACACTGGTCAAGACGCTGAGGCTACTGCAACTGTTGTTGATGGTAAGATTACTGCAATTACATTAGTTGATGGTGGTTCAGGTTATACAGAAGCTCCATTCGTTTATGCTAACGATGGTGGTATCGGTTTAGGTCTTGCTCCAACAGCTTCTGATATTGTTGGTACAGCTAGAGTTAAAGCTATTGAATTGAACTCTGGTGAATTCACATCTACAACTACTGCTTATAAACTTGGTTTGTTTGATGTTAACATGTTCTCTGGATACTCTTTTGACAGAGACGTTAAGTCAGTTATTGGTACAGCAGCTTCAAATAATTTCAGCTGTAACATCAATCCAACTCTTGTAAGCGTTATTGGTCAAGGTACTTCTTCAACTTCTTCTGCTACAATCACTGGCGCAGGTACTGCGTTTGACAGCGTATTGAAAGTTGGTGATATTGTTTTCTTGAACGATACTAAAGTTGGTACTGTTCAGAGTTTTAATAACTTTACAATCACTCTAACAGCAAACGCTCTAGTTTCTGTTACAGGCGGTCGTATTAGCGTGTTTACAAGCACAATCTACGAACCCAACTATGAGTCTCTATTGTTCCCAGTTGGACAAACATTCATCAAGACTCTAAAAGCTAGAAACTCTAACAACACAGCTGATACAGTTGATAGCTCAACAACAGTTGTTCGTCGTTTGTTCGGTACAAAGAACACTACAACTAACAAAGTTGAATTCAGAGTAACTGACTTAGATGAGACTCTAGAATTTGATACAGATTTGTCTAACTATCTGTTGATCAACATTGATAATAACCGTCCAGTTAATATCAACGAAGCAAATACAACATTCAACACAACTGGCGCTCGTCAAACTGTTTACTTTGACAAAGTTCCAAACGGTAACTATCGTTTGATTGCTTCTGTAAACCAAGAAGAAGTTTCTGCAGCTGCTAGATTGAAAGTGTTGACCACTAACTACGAAAAAGAGTATGTTGGTAAGAATACAGTTTCTGCTTCAACTATCGCTCTTGAGTACTGCGACATCTTTAAATTGAAGTCTGTTTTGATGACTCCTGGCGATTATGACGCATTTGACCCAGACAATGCAGTTGACATCACAGATCGTTATACTCTAGACAACGGTCAACGTGACACTTACTATGGTAAGGGTAAGCTACTTCTTAAGTCTGGCTTCCAGTCACCATCTGGCGCGATCCAAGTTAAGTATGATTACTTCAGTGCCGATTTGAACGGCAGCGGTAACTATTTCTCAGTTGACTCTTACAAGAACGTTGTTGATTACTCTGAGATTCCATCTCACTTTGTAACTGACCCAACTACTGGTAAGCGTTCTGAAGTTAACCTAGCAGACGTTATTGACTTCAGACCATATATTGGTGGTTTGAACGCAAACACTTTCAAACCAGAACTACCAAAGTTTGGTTCTGATATGATCGCTCCAACTGCTTTCTATATCGGTAGAATTGATAAGATCGTTCTAGATTCTGTTGGTAAATTCAACGTAATCAATGGTGTACCAGATCAACAACCAAAAGAGCCAGCCGACCCTAAAGACGGTATGGTGATTGCATCTATCATCGTTCCACCATATACTCAAAACATTGGTGAGGTTGTAATCAAACAACGTGATAACAAACGTTATACAATGCGCGACATTGGTAATCTAGAGCGTAGAATTTCTAATCTAGAATACTATGTAACACTATCTCTTCTAGAAAAAGATACAGCTGATTTACAAATCACTGATGAAACTACTGGTCTTGATCGTTTCAAGAACGGTTTTATCGTTGACCAATTTACTGGTCACGGTATCGGTGATGTTAAGAACGAAGATTACAGAATCTCTGTGGACACACAAAACCGTGTTCTACGCCCAATGCACCACGCTCGTGCTCTAGAGATCGTTGAAGACCTAATTTCTGGTACAGATAGATCTTCTAAACTGTACCAAAAGACTGGTGATGTTATTACATTACCTTACCAAGAAGATTCATTCATCTTCAACAATCACGCTACTCAAGCCATGGACATTCACGCATTGTCTATGGGTGCGTTCAAAGGTCAAGTTCAGTTAATCCCTGAGGGTGATAACTGGAAGTCGGTTGATCGTCGTCCAGACCTAGTTGCTGTAGACGATAACAACTATGACGCTATCAAATTCATGGCGGAAGAACTTGGTGTTACTGGCACTAAGTGGGATGAATGGCAAACTAACTGGACTTCAATCAGCACACGATCTGTTGCTGGCGAGACTAGAGAGTGGGTTGGTGGTATTCGCGTTACAGGTTATGAAACAACATATACTGATTATGTTGGTTATAACTACCGCAACGGTGTTGAGACTACTCTAACATCTTCAGTTAACGCTCAAGACTACGGTGATAGAGTTGTTGATGTTTCATATATTCCATATATGAGATCTAGACCAGTAACTATCATTGCTCAAAACTTAAAGTCAAAGACTCGCTTCTGGCCATTCTTTGATAACGTTTCAGTAGAAAGCTACTTCAAACCAGCTGATGTGTTCTCTGTAACACGCGATGGACAATCTCTAATGTCGTTTGATCAAAACGACTTGAATGATAACATCCTAGCGGACAGCGATCGTAGAGCTTACAATGGTAGAATTGAACCAGCGTTTGTTGTTGGTGACGTTCTAACAAACTCTACACACCAACCAGTTAACATTACTCAAATTGCACACTTGACTCAAGAAGCTGCAACTTTTGACGTATATGTTGGTTCTACTCAAAACATTAAAGTTGGTCACCACGTTGTAATGTTCAACTTGGACTTCCACAACGAGTCAAGCGATCTAAACCTTTCTGACCTAAAAGAAAACCAAGTATCTTCTAACGGTGTTAAGATTATCGGCGAGAGCGATGGTATTCTAACTAATGATAATTCTTCTAAGGAATTGAACCTTAAGAAGTTCAAGGTAACAGCAGTTTCTGGTACAAAACTAACTCTTGCTAACCTTGACGACACCTTGATCCCAGCTTTCAGTTCATACGACCTAGAATCTTATGATACAAACAAGTTTGGTAAGCTAATGCGTTTGAAGGCTTCTGGTGTTGTTGCTTGGGGTGGCATTGTAGAATCTTCTGACAATATTGGTCCAATCACTCAGACTATTCACCTAGTTAACATCAAGAATGGTTTTGCTATCGGTGAAACTCTTTCTGGTTCTGTAAACATTGGAAACAGCTCTTCATACAATGGCGTTACAATTAACTCCATCAACGGTGTAACTAGCACAACAGTTGTTCCTACTTACAAGGATACTAGCGACGCATTGATCACTGATGAAGACGGTACAGCAGTTGGTGTATTCTTTATCCCTGAGACTGCAGAGTTGAGTTTCCGTACTGGCGAGCGTACATTCAAACTTACAGATAATAAGTCTAACAGCAACATGTCGTTTGACTCTATTGGTTCTGCTGTTTATTACTCTCAAGGCGTTACACTAAGCAAAGAAAGAACTATCGTTTCTAGCAGAAGCGTTGAGTTTGTTCAAGCTGATACTTATGAAGACACTCAGTCTCTACCACCAGTAAGAAGAACAACTACTTCTACACGCCAGTTGTATCAATACACATACGACCCTCTAGCACAGACATTCACTGTCAGCGCTGAAGGTGGTTGTTTCTTGACTTCCGTTGACTTGTACTTTGCTGCAAAGGGTGTTCGCCCAGTTTCTGTTGAACTAAGAAACACTGATAACGGTGTTCCTTCTTCTAAGATTATTCCTTTCTCTAAGGTTACTAAACCAGCAAGCGAATTGGTTGTATCTGATGACAGTTCTGTTGCAACAACTTTCAAATTCAAGTCTCCAATTTACTTACAAGATACTGAGACTTACTGTTTCGTTGTTATGACTGACGAGCCAGGAACTCAGCTATGGGTTTCTGAGATGGGTGGTACTGATATCATCACTGATAACACTATCGCTGGTCAACCATTAACTGGTTCACTATACGCTTCTCAGAATGCTAGAGAGTGGGAAATTCACCCTCTACTAGACATGAAGTTTACTTTGAACAAGGCTAAGTTTGATATCACATCAACTGCTGAGTTGACATTGAAGTCTGTTCCACCAGACATGATCAACCTACCATTGAACCCGTTTGAGATCACTCCTGATACTAACAAGATCAGAGTGTATGCTCCAAACCACGGTATGTTGGCTGGTCAGATTGTTAACATTCAAGGTGTATCTGAAGGATACTACGGTACAGAATACAATGATGCTGGTATCCCAAGCGTTCTATTGAATACTTCTCACACTGTTTCTTCTTCTGGTCTAGAAAAAGATTCTTTCGTTATCAACTTAGTTACAACAGTTAATGGTCAGAACGCTTTGACTTACAAGGATGGCTCTGGCGCTATCATTGAAGGTACTGTTGCAAACTTTGTAAAAGGTGAGTACGGTGGAACTGGTGTACGTTGTTCTTCTAGCATCAACATGGATGTTATGTACTTGAAGACTTCTGATTTGAGCTTCCAAGGAACTGAAATCAACTACACAGTTAAGGCTCAAGAAGTTGGTGGCTCTATGACAAACGCTTTACCGTTTGTTGCAAATAGCAATTACAACTTCCCAACAAGAATGAACATTCGTTCTTTCGAGAACCAACTTACTGATATCAACGGCAACAAACAGTCTTCTGTTCAGATTATCGCCAGCTTGTATTCTTCAAACGAGAATATTTCTCCAGTGGTTGATTTGCAACAGCTATCCGCTTACGCTATCTCTAACTTGATTAACGATACTGCTTCTGAAACAGTAAACGTACTAGAAATCGACAAGAGAGTATTAGTTGCTGGTGGTGACTTGGTTACTGCTGACTACTCTAAAGCTGGTACTGGTACTATTTCTATCACACAGAATACTGATACAATCACTGGTACTGGAACTTCTTTCTCTACTGAAGTTGTTGCAACTAACATCATCAAGAAAGTTGACGGTACTGTTATCGGTACTGTGAGTTCAGTGAACGGTTCTACAATTACCCTAGCTGCTAACTACACAGGAACTACAATCACTAACGGTGAATTTGTAATCCAGTCAATTCCAACTATCTCGTTTGTTAACGAAAATGGAGTTGGTGTTATTAAGACTAACATTGACTCTTCTGATAACCTATTGGCTTCTGCTGGTATCGGTAAGACTTTAGTTATCTCTAATGTTGCAAGCGGTATTGATGGTGAATATCTAATCACTAATATCGTTGAAGTGGAAGACGCTACAACATACGCTGGTAACGAAGAACTAGATCTAACAAAGGTTGTTCTAGAAAGAGCCTTTGGTACTACATCTTCATTCAACATGACTACTGATAACGACTTTGAAGTTGCAGTGTATGATAAGTACGTTAGCGACATTGGTCCAATTGGTTCTTCTAATAACGCAAACTATGTAACTAGAACATTGTCTTTGTCTGAAGCTGCTGATTCGTTCAAGATTATCTTTGATGCGAACATTGTTAACAATACAGCTATCAAGGTATTCTACAGAACATGGACTGGTAACGTTGATCTAAGAAAAGTACCTTATACAGACACTGGTTACGTTTCTATAAATACAGACGCTGATGGTAAATTTATTGAAAGAAGCATTGATGTTATTGACATCGAACCTTTCTATAATATCCAAATCAAGATTGTATTGAAATCTACAAACCCTGTATATGTACCTAAGATTAAAAACTTTAGATTGTTGGCGCTGTCATGAGTCTAGTACAAGTTGATGGTTTTAATTCTTTGAGAAAGGACACCGCTACTGGCGGTGTCGTTAATGTTGACAAGAAATCATATGAAGCCCATAAAGCTCAAAAGATGATTGCTGTTAGAAACGCACAAGCTCAAAAGTCTACTCAAGAATCTGTAACCATGCTGCAGGATGAAATAAATATACTAAAAGCTGATTTAGTTGACATAAAAACTTTATTGGTTAAATTAATAGAAAAAGGTAACTAATGGCTGCTATTAACCTTAGACGAGACAAGGAAAGACCTCTAACAATCGAAGAAGTAGATAATAACTTCGACGCGATTAACAGAGAGGTTGGCACTAAACTAGATACAGAATCTTTCAATGCTGAAAACATCTTATCTGTTTTAGATGGTAACGCAGGTTTAGGGTCTGGTTTGGATGCGGATTTAGTCCGTGGTAAAACTCCAACAACTCAAGCTGTACCAGACACTTCAGTTCTTAGAGATTCTCTTGGTAACATTAATGCAAACCAGTTTTATGGTTTGCACGTCGGTGACGTTCTAGGCGACGTTCAAGGTGTTGTTACTGGCGCTCTTATCGGTAACTCTACAAACGTTGATGGTGTGGTACAAGTGGACCACGGTGGTACTGGTGCAACTACACCATCAGCTGCCCGAACAAACCTTGGTCTTGGTTCTATCTCTACACAGAATAAAAACACTGTAGATATTACTGGTGGTTCTATCACTGGTATTACTGACTTAGCAATCGCGGATGGTGGTACTGGTGCTTCTACAAAAGAAGGTGCTCGTTCAAACCTTGGTTTGGTTATCGGTCAAGATATTCAAGCCTATGCTGCTATTCTTGGTGGTATCAGCGCAACTATTGGCGATGGTTTGGTTGTTAGAACTGCAACAAATACTTCTGTTATTAGAAAGTTTGTTGAGGGTAACTCTATTGAAATTACTAACGAAACTGGTAAAGACGGCGACATTACTATTGGTTTGACTCTAGTCCCAACAGTAACTGCTATCACTAAGGGTGGCACTAATGCCTCTGGTGATATTGGCCAAGCGGATAACCGTTTTGGCGGCGCACACCTTACTAGCGTTGGTGTTGGTATTGGTGCTTCTGGCACAGCTGGTGAAGTTAGAGCAACAAATAACATTACTGCTTTTTATTCTTCTGACGCTTCATTAAAAGAAAATATTCAAGATGTACAAAACCCTCTTGATATTGTATGCGCTATCGGTTCTAAGACTTTCGATTGGACTGATGAATACATCAAAGAGCATGGCGGTGAAGATGGTTACTTTGTTACAAAGTCTGATTTCGGCGTTGTCGCCCAAGACGTTTTAAAAGTATTCCCACAAGCAGTAAGAAAAAGAGAGAACGGTACTCTTGCAGTAGACTATGAAAAGTTAGCAACGCTATCATTTGGCGCTGTTAAAGAATTAAAATTTCAGCTTGATATGATCAAAAAGCATATCGGAATGGAAGAGTAAGGAACGTAAATGCCAATTATTACATCACGTATCACATCAGGTAATGACGTAACAGTCAAGGGTACGCCATTAACAAACGCTGAAATCGACGCTAACTTTATTGGCATTAACGATGCCATTCGCTTGACTGAAGACTTAACTGGTTTTGTTGATAGAACTAGCAGCACAATATCTTTCAATGACAGTAATAGAACTGTCACCCTAGCACCTGTTGCTTCTGAGTTTGACGTACATTGGAGAGGTAGAAAGATTACAATTTCTTCAACTCTTAATCTTCAATTATCAACCGCAAACGGTGGGCGATATATTACCATAAACCCTGACACTGTTCAGTTAGAAGATTCTGGCGCAATGATTGATGTTAAAGATTACATCACAGTGGCTTATGTTTATTGGGACGGTTCTACTGCAATTATTTTCGGCGACGAAAGACACTCTGCTTCAAGAGATACTCAATGGCATTATTCTAAGCACACTGAAGTTGGTGCTGTTTGGGTTGATGGTGGAGATATCTCTTACACTCTAAACAATCAATCAGCTGTTACTCTTGGATTTACAAATCTGGTAATCGCCGACGAGGATATTGAGCACAGTATCAATCACGCACTTGTTCCAAACGGTTACTATGAACAGATTCTAAACGCTAACGCATTGTTACCAACAGTATATTACAACGGAACTTCGTACCTACAAGTTGCCGCATCTTCTACTCCATGGTTGGCTGGAACAACTGCAAGATACAACAGAATCGTCAACGGTAACGGTTCTCTTGTTGAGGCTGGTGAAGGTGCTTTCGTAAACTACTGGATTATCGCAACTAATGATATGAGATACCCAGTAAAGGTATTGATGGGCAGAGCGATTCACGGCAGCTTAATGAGCGCATTCGGCGAAACAATTGACGGTTATGATTTACCATTTGAAGAGATTGTAGTGTTGTACCAAGTAACTTTAAATACAAGTTCTGCTTATACAATCAACTCTGCTAAATCTGTTATCGCTTCCGTTAAGCGTGTTTCTGGTCCAGCTGATAATACTAAGCGAACAACTATGCATGGTTTCACCCACGCAGGTTTAACTGGTAATAATTCTGATGATCACTTACAATATTTGCACATTTCTAACTCCAGAACAATTTCTGCTGCCCACACATTTAACGGAGTTCAAACTTTCACTAGCGGTATTAAGATTAACGTAAAACCAACTGTTAATTATGATGGCGCAAACAAACAATACGTGGATCAGCAAGCATTATTAATGGCTTTTTTAAATGCTTAATTCTACTAAATAACTAAGTATAATTGGAGAAATAAATGGCAACTGGAAGATTAGGCACTGCTAACATTACTACTGCTGCAACATATTTTACACCATACGTCGTACCAACTGACACATTCACTATGTGTTCAATTTCTGTTTGTAACAGAGGTAACTCAGACGCTGGTATTAGAATCGCTTTAGCAGCTTCTACAACACCAACTGACGACGAGTGGATTGAATACAACGTTGCTATCGCTGGTGGCGGTGTATTGGAACGAACTGGCGTACTATTGAGCGCTGGACAAAGAATCATTGTATGGTCAAGCACACCGAACGTTAGCGTTGTAGTTGTCGGTGTAGAAACATCAACACTATAATAGGATAAAATATGGGACGCTTTTTAACATCACAAGGTACTTTAGGTATTGTTCTAAAAGAGAACATCACTACTTCACAAAGTATTAACGCTAACGATCGTATTCTAGCCAACACAGCAGGTGGCGCGATTACTTTAACTTTACCAGCTGTTCCGTTGGTAAATGACATGGTTCAAATCATTGACGTTGGTAACGTGGCTGCAACTAACAAAATTACAGTAGCAAGAAACGGTAACAAGATTCAAGGTCTAAACGAAGATTTGACTATTGACTTGAACGGTTCTGTTACATCTTTAATCTTTACTGGTGCAACATACGGTTGGGTTTACGCTGCTGTTTAATATAATAAGGATAGAATCGTGGCTTCATTATCACAATTATTAGAATCAAAAAGAGGCACATTCACTTCAGCGGAAGAAAACATCGAGCAGGGTCAGATTTGGATGTACACTGCTCCTGCTCAATTCACAGGATATTGGAACAACTTCTGTTGGCAAGCACCAGGATGTGGTCACGTAACTATTGAAGTTTGGGGAGCCTCTGGTTCCAGCGCTAAAATGTGCTGTTGCGGATTCGGATTGCCAGGCAACCCAGGAGCGTATGCGAAGAAAACAATTCACGTTGAACCAGGAAATTGGATTTGCGGTGATGTGGGTAAAGCCTGCTCAAACTCGAACGATCTATGTTTCCGTGGTTGTTCTTCTCCAAGCTGGGTAGGTTGGACTGGAAAAGATTGCAGAGGTAATACTTCAGGGTATATCTGTTCTCAAGGTGGTAAGGGTGGCGTCACTCTGTGTTCCACTGGAACTTCTGCTACTTGCTGTTTTGGATTACAAGGTTTCTGCACTACATTGTATCCATATGGATGCGTATATTCCAGCGTTGTATGTAATACATGTCCAGGAGCTTGGATGCCAACAGCCAGCGGTGGTGATGTAAACTGTTGTGGTGGTTTCTCTTGCGCTTCGTTTATGTTATGTGCGCCTGAGTGTATGTGTACATACCACTATCACTTATCAACTTCTCCAGGATTGTACGCTAAAGATGGTGGCGTTGCTACGCATACAGTAGAAAACAACAACGAATTTGCAAACTGGTCTGGTCAAGGGCACAGCCAAGCCTTATCTGCAATTAATGCACTAGGAAGATTCCCTTCTCAGTCCAATAACTGGTCTTCTTGCTGGGGCTTCTCTGGTCAGTGCGGATGTTACGACTCTGATGGTTGTACTCGCGCCATGCCAGTTGGTGTCCCAGGAACTGCACCACACCCATGTGCTGGTGTTCGCGATCACGCTCATACTGGTGGTAACGGTGCTGTACGAATCAAATTTATTGCGGGATAAAATATGGCATCATTAAGACAAAGTTTATTAACAAAGTATGATACTATTGTTAACAACGAACAGAACTTAGAAACTGGTAGAATTTGGGTTTATAACGAAGCTACTGTTAGAACAAAGTTCTATAACTGCTGGTGCTGGAAATCTCCAGGAGTTGGTAAAGCTGTTATCGAAGCATGGGGTGCTGGCGGTTCTGCTGCACGTATGTGTTGCTGCGGTTCTGGTCTGCCAGGAAACTCTGGCGCATACTCAAAGAAAACTATCTGTGTAGATGGCAGTTCTTATATCAGAGGGTGTAACGGTTGGTCATGCGGTAACTCGCAGGACATCTGTTTCCGTGGTTGCTCTGAGCCAACAATGTTATGTTGGTGTGTAAATGCATCGTGCAATGGTTGCATGTGCGCTCAAGGTGGTATGGGTGGGTCATCATTCTGTTCTACTGGCACTTCAATGTATTGCTGCTTCGGTGGTAACGGTTTCTGTGTTACTAAAACGCTGAACGAAAACTGTGGTGTTGTATGTAACTTCGGTACTGCTAGACCACACATTGCGTGCGCATATGGCGGTGACATTAACTGCTGTGGTCAATTCAACTGTAAGAGTTTCTTTGGTTGCTATCCTAACTGCGTTTGTCAATTCCAACAACATATCTACGTCCCTCCAGGATTAATCTCTAGTGGCGGAGCTTGGTTAACATTTAACCACGAAGACTCTGGTACTTGGGAAACATGGACAGGTTCAGGTTTGGGTGGTTTCTTTACTGCTCTTGATGGAGCTTCTAAGAACCCAACAGCTGGTCACCCATATTCTGCGTGCTGGACAGGTAACAGAGCTTGCGGTTGCTATGAAGCCATGGGATGTGTCGGTTTTATTCCAACTGGTATTGGTGGTGTTGGTACTAACGCTTGTCCAGATCACAGAACTGCTGGATATCGTGGCGGTCAAGGTGCTGTACGAATTAAATTTATTGCGGGATAAAATATGGCGATTTCATTAAGATCAGCTTTACGAGATAGACATCCACAAGAGTCTAGAATCGAAGAAAACTTAGAAACTGGTACAGTGTATATGTACACTGGCGGCACATCTAGTGCTAACCTGTGGTCAGGTTTCTGTTGGAGAGCACCTGCAGCTGGTACAGCTGTTATCGAAGCATGGGGTGCTGGTGGACCAGGATCCCGTATGTGCTGCTGCGGATTCGGACTTCCAGGAAACTCTGGTGCTTATTCTAAGAGAACAATTACAGTAGCCCCAGGATGTTATGTTTGCGGTACAACTGGCAACCCACCATGCTCATCTAGCTTATGTTTCCAAGGTTGTGGTGATGCAACTGGTCTTTGTTGGTTTGGTAACGGTGGTTCTAACGGATGTATGTGTGCAGAGGGTGGTAAAGGTGGTGTATCTATCTGTTCAACTACACCTTCTTTTTATTGCTGCTTTATTGCTAACGGCTTCTGTGGCAACAGAAAGAACCTACCAGACCAATGTGGTGTTATCTGTAATTACTGCCCAGGTATGTGGATTGGTTGCGCATATGGTGGTGATATAAACTATAAGAGTTTATTCAGCTGCGTTGAAACACGTCAGTGTTTACCAAACTGCCACTGCTATAATATCCAGCACGTTCCAGTTCCTGCAGGTTTATTTACAACACAGGGTAGCTGGGTAATTTATGAACCTGACTCTGATGGTGGTGATGGTCCAGGTCACTGGTCTGGTAACCAATACCCATCTTTCATCTCTGCTATGAGTGCTCTATCTAGAAACCCAAAGCGTGGATCACACAAGTATTCTTGCTGGCGTTCTGATAAAGTTTGCGGATGTTATGAAATGACAGGTTGTCAAGCTCTATTGCCGATTGGCGTTGGTGGTCTTCCACCACAGCCGTGCCCTGACGTTCGTGACCACGGTTTCCGTGGCGGATGGGGTGCTGTACGAATCAAGTTTATTGCAAGTTAATAAAAGGAATTAACCATGAAAAAGAATTTTACATTTATTCTACCAGACGAACCATACACAGATAAGACTGAGTTGAATCAAACAATCAACGCAGTGTATGAAGGACCAAGATACCTTCTATGTAGAGTTAACCAAACAACTAACATCGTTGAAGGTGTTGTTCGCGAAGCTGACGATTTGTCTGCGTTTGAGAATATGCCGCAAGAGCAAGGTTATAATTACGTTACTGTTGATGCAACTGTCAACCCGTTTGAAGCAGCGTATCTAACTGACTATTACACTCATGACTTAATCGAAGACCCAACTTTTGTATTACCACGTGGTTTGGGTGAGTGGACATATCACTACGATGATTACACTGGTGGTATCAACCAAGCGTTTTACCAGTTTACTTTGAAGTATGAAGGTGGCGTGTTCATTAAACCTCAATATCGCCTACACGCTCTTTCTCGCGAAAGCGTAATGGCTGCTGCAAAACTTAATGCAAGCAACATCAGAGAAGCATTAAAGATTACTGACGACAGCTACACAGCTGAGGAGCGTAAGACTCTTGAAGACTATGCTGAATGGTTGGAAAACCTAGAAGAAACGTATCACGACGTTGAACACTGGAAAATCAAGTTCCCAACTAATATCCCTCGATATTAAACAAAGCCCTCTCCGGAGGGCTTTTTAATTTGAGCCTATATATTACTACTGAACTGAAGTTCGTTATTGTGGAGAAGAAATATGGAAACTATGAAAAGACCTAAAGCATTTTTTATGAATGGTGGAGCTGGAAGATTACTATGCTCAATTCCAGCGTTCGAAAAATATGAGCAAGAATCTGGCGATAAAGATTTTATTATCGTGTGTGAAGGTGGCACCGATGTATTCAAGGGTCACCCAACCCTAGATGCCCGCACTTATGATATTTGGCACAAGGGTTTATTCCAAGACAAATTAAAACACATGGATATTGTGTCACCTGAACCATACAGAGTTTGGGAATACTACAACCAGAAGTGTAACCTATCTCAAGCGTTCGACATTGAGATCAACCAAAAGGGTATCAGAGATTTACCTAGACCTACACTACGTTTGTCTAAGGAAGAGCTGCTAACCGCTCGCGAACTAATCGCAAACATCAAGAAGCAAATCAAGAAAGAAAAGGTCATTGTGTTCCAACCGTTCGGTCGTGGAATTACACAAAAAGACGGATCGTTCGTTGACCCAACTAATCGTAGCTTTGAATTCAAAGACGTTAAGTCTATTATTAAAAAGCTACAACAAAAAGATTTTGCTGTTGTCATGATGGCTGAGTTTGGTATTGAACTTAAAGGTGAGAACCTTAAAGACGATGTTGCTATGCCTGAAATTCCAAGCGTTCGTGTGTGGGCTGCTGTTATCAAATACGCAGATTATTTCTTAGGTTGCGACAGCCTTGGTCAACACTTAGCATATGCTGTTGGTAAGAAAGCAACTGTTGTTACTGGTCCAACAGACCCTATAAATATCACGTATCCTAACTGTAAGGATTTTGATATTATCGACATGGGTGAACTTGATAGAGAATACGAACCAATTCGTATCACTCAAGATGAGCGTCTAATGCGCAAACATGAGATGATTATGACTATGACTGATGATATTGTAAATATTGTTATTAACTCTGTTATGGGAAAGAAAACTAAATGAGTGAACTTAATACTGGATTGCCATTAAAAACTGGCTACATTGCAGCAATTGCCCGTGGACATAACTCAGGCGTTTGCTTACTTAAAGATGGTAAGGTTGTTTTCTCTATTGAAGAAGAACGACTATCTAGACGCAAATACGATGGTGGTCCATATGCGTCAATGGTTAAGATCTTAGACTATACTGATAAGATTGATTACCTAGTTATCGCTCACACTCAGTCTGTTGCTGAAACTGCTGGTCGTGTCGACTTCTCAGGCGATGACGTTTACACTGGTCTTGCAAGAAAACTAGGTTTAATTGACCGCAATGTTTTTGGACCAAATCACCCTCAAGTTGTTGACTTGAGTTTCATGCACCATAAGCTACACGCAGCTTGCGCTTTCTACCGCTCTGGTTGGGAAGATGCTGTTGCTCTTATTGTAGACGGTGCAGGTACTTTCATTGGGATGAATGTCAATAACACTCCACTAACTGTTTGGGAAGTTGAGTCTATTGTAGACTGCGCATACCCATCAAACTTTACAACTTTGTACAAACACTATGGTACTCGTGAACCAATCCCAGGTGCCTTGACTAGATTAGATTCTGCTATGTTTGGCGAACAAGGTTTAACTCATGAAGCCTTAATCAGCGACCGTGCAGGTATCGTTAAAGTTTACGAGGCTGTTACTGAGTATTGTGGATGGTCTAGCATTGAAGCTGGCAAGACAATGGGTCTATTCCCATATGGTGTTGACAACCCAGCAATTCCTAAGTTGTTTGAAACAGACAGCATTGTACCATTGTCAAACCGCAACCTAATTGTACCAACATATCCTAATGGTGCACGTGTAAATGCTGAATTGTTTGAAGCATTAAAGACAGACGAATCATGCGTTGTTGAAGAAGAATGCAGCGATTGTTCTTGCACTCCACCTCAAGATGTAACATTGTTACAGAACCGCAGAGACTTAGCTTATGCTTGTCAAACACAAACTCAAGACCAAGTTGTAGCTTTGATTAGAAAAGCTGCACAAATGTCTGGTAAGAAGCGTGTTGTTATTAGCGGTGGATATGGCTTGAATTGCGTTGCTAACTATCATTACCTAGACACATTGAAAGAAGATGGTATCGAGATTTATTGCGAACCAGTTTCCAATGATGCAGGTACTGCTCTTGGCGCTGCCTTAATGTTCCACCGTGGTATCACAAACGATGCAACAGTTGAATCTAGAGCTGAAACGCTATACCTTGGACCAGCATATTCTTACAGCGATGAAGAAATTTCTGCTGTGGCTAAAAAATATGATGCTGAGGTTTTAGACGCCACTCATGCTGATGTTGTAGAGTTGTTGATCAAGAAGAACATCGTGGCGCAGTTTCAAGGTCGTTCAGAGAATGGTCCACGTGCTTTGGGTAATCGTTCGTTCTTGTTTGATCCACGCTTTGAAGATGGTAAAGACTTTGTTAACAGCGTTAAGCATCGCGAATACTTCCGCCCGTTTGCTGGTTCTATTCTTGAAGAACATGTACACGAGTGGTTTGACCTTCGCGGTATGAAGTCATCTCCAACTATGATGTACGCTGTAAACTGTCAACCAGGGATTGAAGAAAAGATTCCTTCTATTATTCACGTTGATGGTACTTGCCGCATCCAAACAGTTAACCCTGAACAGAACAAGCATTACTACGATTTGATTAATGAGTTCTACAAGAAGACTGGAACGCCAATCGTTTTCAACACAAGTTTCAACTTGGGTGGAGACCCTCTAGTAGAAACCTTGGACGATGCAGTTGCAACTCTTGCTAAGAGTGAAGTTGAATACCTATACTTACCAGAATATGGTAAACTGATTAAGGTGTCCAACTACGAAGAATGAAAATCTTTGTAAACGGATCATTTGATATTCTCCACAAGGGTCATCTAGGGATGCTGGAAACAGCGAAGTCTCTAGGTGACTTTCTTTTAGTGGCTATTGATTCAGATAGGAGAATAGCTGAATTAAAAGGTAGCGACCGCCCATTCAATAATCAAGAAAACCGTGTTGCCTTAATGGCTGCATTGAAGTGGGTAGACAAAGTCAAGGTATTTGACTCGGATGATGAACTAATAAATATCATGAGACAGTACGAACCTGACATTACATTAAAAGGTTCTGACTGGTTTGGTAAGCGTATAGTCGGTCACGAATATGCTGGTAATATTATTTTTTATGATAGAATAGATGATGAGTCAACCACAAACACCATTGAACGTTTTATTGCTAGGCGACACCTGCACCGATGAATATTACATTGGTACTGTAAACAGGATAAGCCCAGAAGCACCAATCCCCATTTTAGATTTCAAACACACCAAACAAACTCTTGGTATGGGTGGTAACGTTTACAACAATTTAATAAACCTTGGATGTAGCGTCACATCTTATCTTGGAGACTCTGGTGTTAAACAAAGGTTTATCGACAGCAAATCAAACCATCAACTGTTAAGGGTTGATTATCCTCCAAAATATAAAACACAGTTACACGAGATTCAACCATTAAACTACGATCTAATTGTAGTTTCAGATTATGATAAAGGGTTTTTATCTTACGAGGATATTGTCAAATTAAAACATCAATACACTTGCCCGATCTTTATTGATACCAAGAAAACTGACACGGCTCAGTTTGAAGGATGTTTTGTTAAAATCAACAGTTTAGAATACAGTAAACTTACGAGTCAATGTAGCGACATTATAGTGACTCATGGGTCAGAGAAAGTTGTTTTCAAGAACAAAGAATATAAAGTTCCAACTGTAGAAGCATTTGATGTTTGCGGAGCTGGAGATACTTTCCTAGCAGCACTTGCTGTTAAGTTTACCCAAACAAAGGATTGGGACGTTTCTATTGAATTTGCTATGGGTGCCTCAGCAATAACTGTAAGGCATCTTGGGGTTTATGCGCCAACGTATGAGGAGATTAATTATGAGATTACAAGGTAAACAAGAAAAAGGTTGGGGTCATGAAGACATCTGGGCAACCAACGATAAGTATTGTGGTAAGATGATGCACTTTAACGAGGACGCTAAGTTCTCAATGCACTTCCATAAAGACAAAGATGAAACGTGGTTTGTCATTAATGGTAAGTTTTTAGTTAGATACATAGACACAAGTAACGCTAAAATATTTGAAACTGTATTGGAACCAGGAGACGTTTGGCACAATCCGCCTCTCCTACCTCACCAGTTGTATTGTATAGAAAAAGGTACAATTTGTGAAGTCAGCACTCCAGATTCAGTTGAAGATAACTTTAGAGTTATGCCAGGTGACAGCCAGAAAGAAGAACAATGAAACTTTTAATTACAGGTTATAAGGGGTTCATCGGTAAAAATGCCGTTGAATACTTTGGAAAGAAGCACGATCTCGTATTATACGAATGGGGTGATAAGTTTCCAGAACTAGACGGTATAGATAGAGTCTTACATTTTGGAGCTATCTCTTCAACCACTGAAACTAACGTGGAAAGAATCATGGCTCAAAATTATGATTTTACTATCGGTCTGTTCGCTAAATGTCAAGCCAAAGGTATTCCAGTTCAGTTCTCTAGCTCGGCTTCTGTTTACGGGCAAGGCACTGAGTTCAAAGAAACTTCTAAAGTTGATCCAAAGACGCCATATGCTTGGTCAAAGTATATGGTTGAAAAGTATGCAACCAAGAATAAGCTAAACGTTCAGTGTTTCCGTTATTTTAATGTATATGGACCACACGAAGAACATAAGGGTTCTCAAGCAAGCCCATACTATCAGTTTAAGAAACAAGCTGAGCAAAACGGTTCTATCAACGTATTCAAAGGTTCAGAGAAATATAAACGAGACTTTGTCCCAGTTCAAACAGTTCTGGAAATACAAGAAAAGTTTATGACTATCCCAGAAGCTGGTATCTGGAATATCGGTACAGGTGAGGTAAAGAGTTTTATGGAGATCGCTGAGAGTTTCAACGTCCCCATTAATCAAGTTCCAATGCCTAGCTGGTTATCGGTTAGTTACCAAACCTACACTCGCGCCGACCTTACTAAGTTACAACAAACCTTGCAGTTATATAAATAGATAATTAAATAACTTTCAGGCAAACTACTATGGCAGTTGCATCTAGAGAACAATTAAAACAATATGCGCTAAGAGCACTAGGTGCTCCAGTGTTAGAGATCAACGTCGAAAATAGTCAATTAGAAGACCGTCTAGATGAAGCGTTGGAATACTGGAATTTATACCACTACGAGGGTGTAGAGCAGATGTATTTGAAGCACCGTATTCGTGCTTCCACCCTAAACCTTCAATCAAATAATGGTACAGAATTTGAAATCGCAGAAGTTATCACAGGTGCAACTTCTGGGGCTAAAGCCAAGGTTATCCCAGAATCTGGAAGCCAACCAACTAACGATAAGATCTTTGTTAGAAACGTTGTTGGTACTTTCTTACCAGGAGAAACTATTACTGGTTCTTCTGGGCACACTGCCACTTTAGCTGCTTCCAATCCAGCTACTCTTGGCGAATACGATCTAAAATATATCACTGTACCTGATTATGTGTACGGTGTTACTAAGGTATTGAACATCGGTCAGGCTTCTTCTTCTAAGAACATCTTTGACTTACAATACCAACTACGTTTGAACGACTTGTATGACTTAACTTCTACAAGTATTGTTTATTACAAGACTACAATGAGCCACTTGGCTATGTTGGACTTGGAATTGAACGGTCACGTCTTGTATCGTTTCAATCGTATGCAGAACCGCATGTACTTGGACATTAACTGGGAAACTGATGTTATCATCGGCGACTATATCTTAATCCAAGGATATCGTGCAATTGACCCATCAACATACGTTCGTGTATTCTCCGAGCCATGGTTGAAACATTATGTTACAGCTTTGTTTAAAAAGCAATGGGCAGTTAACATTAAAAAGTTCTCTGGTCTACAATTGCCAGGTGGCGTGACTCTTGATGGTGATAAGCTATATGCTGAAGCTGTTAAAGAGATTGAAGACCTAGAAGACGAACTACAAACAAAATCAGCACCGCTTGACTTCTTCTTGGGGTAATCAATGGCAACAAATCCATACTTTACCCAAGGTACTTCTAGCGAACAAGATCTTATCGAAGACATCATCATTGAGTCTTTGAAGATCTACGGTAAAGACTTCTTATACATCCCCCGCACTCAAGTATCAACAGACCGTATCTTCGGTGAAGATCGTTTGTCTAAATTTGAACACGCATATCCAATCGAGATGTACTTTGATAACATCGAGAGTTTGGCTGGTCAGGGTGCTATGATTCAAAAGTTCGGTCTATTGATGGACCAATCAGCAACTCTAACAGTTGCCCGTAAACGATGGACTGACCTAATCGGCGTCCATGGAACAACGTATCTACCAAACAGACCAAACGAAGGTGATTTAATTTATTACCCTTTGACTAAAGGTTTGTTTGAAATCAAATTCGTTAAACACCAAGAGCCTTTCTATCAACTAGGTCGCTTGTATACTTACAAGCTGGACGTTGAACTATTCCAATACAGTAGCGAGAAGATTGATACTGGTGTTCCTGAAGTTGATGTATTTGAAAACCTCAAGTCGTTTGACGTTACTGTAAACCCTGAGGTTGAAGACGCTACTGGATTTGCAGATAATCAAACTTTCAAAGATAAAGCAGTATCTGAAAACGCTTTGTTCGACGAGTCTAACCCATTTGGTGAAGTTGGCGCTGGTGGAGTTCCAGGATACTCGCGTGCCGCTGATACATCTACATTAACTGCTGATCAGACAACAATTAAAACAGATAGGACAGTATAATGGCTAAGCAAACAGTCAACCTCGGAACAATGGCAGACAATAAGTCTGGCGATCCATTACGCACAGCGTTTGAAAAGATTAACGAAAACTTTGATGAGTTATACGCTAGACCTATCGGTGGCGATGCTGACTCCATAGTTAAAGAAGCTGCAGGTTTAGAAGAACTTGGAACTTTACAAGATACATACCAAGAATCTGTTATCCAGTTTGAAGAGCAGCTTCTTACGATGGTAAACGAAGAAGGATATCCTTTTGGCGTTCAGCTGCCAATAACAAACCCAACAGCAACATACGAAACGTTGATGCAGCTTGGACCAAACACTACACCAGCGTTTGTATCATTGGTTGTAATTGCCAACGCTATGGTGCAAGCGTATACTGCATTTCAAGAAGCTATTGCAAGCGCAGAAATTACTTCTGGTGATGTTACCCTTAGATTCAATAATCTTGGAGAGTTAGTATTTCCTGATGGTACTAAACAAACAACAGCATTCACAGATGAAGTCCTAAGTACAGTCAAAACTTGGACAACTAACGATGAAACTTTGTGGAGAATTGAAGAAGCTCATGGTGGATTACAGTTTGATTATCTATATCCATCAGGTGAACCACTATCTGCGTTGGTAACAGAATCTCTAACAGACGTGACTTATGTTGACATTGACGACTCTACATATCCTGGGTTTTATGGTAGTAACATTCGTTCATTTACTATCAACGCAACAACGTTTGATTATTATGGTAACGAATGGCTTGGTGGTACTACTTACCGTTATTATTTGAGCGCACCTACTTCTTATACAGTGGGTGATGCTATCACTGGTAACACTATTAATAATGAAGTCCCTCTAGAGCCAGTTAAGTGGTGGGATTCTGGAGATCTACCAAATGGTGGAGAAAACTTCCGTGGTGCTATTATTGATTACCACGCATTTAGCCCTGATTGTGGCACTATGATTGGTACCATTAAAATTGCAGATGACTCTGGTGATAATACTGTGACGCACAGTGAGGTGGCTTCAGGCGGCAACGACACGGCTCATATTAAATTTTGGGGTCGTGGTGGAGGCGAAGGACAACTATTTTTCTATCGCACAGACGGTGAAGAAGATCAAAACGTAAAAATTCAATGGACTGCTAAAGTGTTTTATGGTCCAGAGATTTGGGATTAAAAGGAAACCATAATGTCAAGAGGTAAAATAGTAAATGTTAGCGAAGTTGCTAACACCCTAAACGGGGCAACCTTAGAAGAAGGCACAATAGCAATTGTTAATACTGGCGAAGGTCAGTGGAGTGTTTTTCTTCACGATGGTGTAACAGACGGTGGCATTCCAATCGGCAACACAAATGGATTGCTTGTTTCTAACGGCAACCCTGTAAAGTTAGCAGCGTCATATACAGACTACGAGAATAACAAGTACATACAGATTAGACCTGGCGAAAACGATTCTCACATTCACATTGATAGTGGCGATAACGGTCTATATGACGTCATCCTAGGAGATGATACTAGATATATTTCTGTTGACCATCAAGGGTTTATTCGTGTTAATGATGGTGGAAATGAGTGGCAATTTAAAGCTGGAAAGTTAAAGTTTCCTTCTCAGGCTCCATTATCAAGTATTGGTGCATCTGGCGATGAAGCTGGGATGGTTGCTGTAGATTCAAACTATGTGTACTACTGTACTGAAGATTATCAGGTTGGATCTTGGATTAGTATTCCTGTATATAATGTAACGGACTATAACGACAACGTTACATATAGATGGCGTGCTGATGTTGCTGATATAAGTAATTTGAGTCAACCTCTAAGACTGACTAACGTTTCAATTAATGGCGTTCAAGTTGAGTCTGCACTTATTGATAGCTACACTCTAGTTAGTGGAAACACATATGACTTTTATATGACTGGATTTACTGGCTCATTCCAAGGTGGTGAACTTCAGTATTCTGTAACACAAGCTCCTGATATCTGGAAACGTGTTGCTTGGTCAAACGATACTTGGTAAATAAATGTTAAACAATAGTGTATTTTATCACGGGATAGTTAGAAAATGTATTATCGGCTTCGGTCGTTTGTTTTCTAACATCTACATTGACCGCAGGATTAGTGATCCAGTGAATGGTGAACAGGTTCAACGCATTCACGTTCCATTGTCTTACGCTCCGAAAGAAAAATGGTTAGTTCGTTTGGATGAAGACCCAACATTAGAGAACCACACTCTTACATCTCTACCAAGAATGTCTTTTGAAATTATCGCATATACTTACGATTCTTTGCGTAAAGTAAACCGTATGCAATATATGAAAAATGATGGTGTATCCACTAATGGTGATACTTCTACATCAATGGTAAGAACTCCAGTTCCATACAACATTGATATGTCTTTGTATATTGTAACAAAGACTCAAGAAGACGCTCTTCAAATTATTGAGCAGATTCTTCCATGGTTTACTCCAGAATACTCTATGACTATTAATGCTGTAGATGATATGGGCATCAAGCTAGACGTTCCAGTCGTTCTAAACTCTGTTATTGTATCAGACGAATTTGAAGGTACGTTCCAACAACGTCGTTTTGTTATCCACACAATTAACTTCCAGATGAAAGTTTCTATGTTTGGTCCAGTTTCTCAACAAGGTGTTATTCTTCAAACTGACGCTAACGTTGGTATGAACACTAACCCAGCAACTCCAATTGATGTAACTTACCGAGCAACAGGCGAATTTGGTCCAAACGGTGAACATATAATCACCAATGACGAGTGGATTAACGAACTCTAATAATTTATGGCTGAAATTTATAATAGTAATGCGAACTTAAAAGCTGCTGGTATTACCTTCCAATTTACTCCTGATCAAGTTCAGGAGTATGTTAAGTGTGCGCAAGATCCGATCTACTTTATCGAAAACTACTGCTACATTGTTACACTTGACTATGGTTTAAAACTATTCAAGTTGTATGATTGTCAAAAGAAAAAGATTGACATCATCCATAATAATCGCCGTGTTATTCTAATGGAAGGTCGTCAGCAAGGTAAGACGACTTCTTCTGCCGCATACATTCTTTGGTACACCCTATTCCAAGCTAACAAACAAGTGGCTATCTTGGCTAACAAAGCTGCAGCCGCACGTGAAGTTTTGGATCGTTATCAGACAATGTATGAGCACTTGCCCAAGTGGATGCAACAAGGTGTTACTGGTTGGAACAAGGGTGACATCGAACTAGAAAACGGCTCAAAGGTATTCACCGCTGCAACTGGTAAGTCTGGTATTCGTGGTAAGTCTGTTAACATGTTGTACGTTGACGAAGCTGCGATTATTCCAAACAACGTTGCCGAGGAATTCTTTACTGCGGTTTACCCAACTATTTCTGCTGGTCAAACTACTAAGATTCTACTGTCGTCCACACCACTAGGTTACAACCACTTCTGGCGTTTCTGGAATGATGCTGAGAACGACCGTAACGGTTTCGTTCCGCTGTTTATTCCTTATTGGGAAATCCCAGGTCGCGATGCTGCGTGGGCTGAAGAACAAAAACGTATGCTTGGCGAACTCAAGTTCAACCAAGAGGTTTTGTGTAACTTCCTAGGTTCTAGCTTAACGCTAATTCGTGCAGACGTTATCGCTAAGATGACAGTTGATCAACCTATCCTAAGCAAGGATGGTTTAGACGTATTTCAGAGACCACAAAAGAACCATACTTATTGTGGTGTTATTGATATTGCAGCTGGCGTTGAAGGCGACTCTTCAACTATCCAAATGATTGATATTACGGAAACACCATATCGTATCGTGGCTAAGTACAGAAGAAACGATATTACACCACTGTTGTTCCCGTCAGTAATCTTCAAAGTAGCTTCTGAATACAACAACGCATTTATCTTGATTGAAACAAACGTTTCTGATCAGGTTGCTCAGATTATGCACCAAGAACTAGAATATGAGAATATTCTTATGGTTTCAAGAGCCAACGGTGTTCAGGCTATTGGTGGTGGTTTCGGTGGACAGAAGTCTCAGTTAGGTGTTAATACTGACAAACGTGTTAAGCGTATAGGTTGCCATAACTTCAAAGCTATGGTTGAAGAAGATAAACTTCTTATCACAGACCCAGACACTATTTCTGAAATCTCTACATTTATTGAAAAACGTGGCTCTTATGAAGCTGACGAAGGGTATCATGATGACTTGGTTATGCCTTTAGTTCTGTTTGGTTGGCTGACAACTCAGTCTTATTTCAAAGAACTAAATAACATTAATATGCGCAAGATTATGTATGAAAAGCAAATTAAGGCTATCGAAGAAGATTTGACTCCGTTTGGATTCTATGATGACGGTAAACCTGAAGCCGATCCTTTGAATTTTTGAGTGAAAACTACTAAAAACTAAATAAAATTGTAGACAGTTTTTGTCTAGGCAATCATTATAAACAAGGAGAACAACAATGCCGTTTCAATTATCTCCAGGCGTTGCAGTCGTAGAAAAAGACTTTACTTCTATCGTTCCTGCCGTAGCAACCTCCATCGGAGCGTTTGCTGGTCAGTTCGACTGGGGTCCAGTTTTGGAACCAATCACAATTACCTCAGAAGATGAGTTAGTTCGTCGTTTTGGTACACCAAACAACAATAACTTTGAGTCTTGGTTTACAGCCGCAAACTTCCTATCTTATTCTAATAATCTATTACTAGTTAGACAACAGACAACTAACATGAAGAACGCTGTTGTTACTCCATCAGGTTCTTTGACAACTGTCACTATGGAAGAAACTGGTTCTGGATACAACTCTTTAAGCGCAGCTCCTGCTGTTGGTATCTTCACTGAAGGTTTGATTAAAGAGATTACAATCACTAACCAAGGTACTGGTTACACAAACCCACCAGGTGTTGAAATTTTGGGTGGTGAAGGTACTGGCTTCATTGGTCAAGCTAACATTTCTAATGGTAAAGTAATCAGCGTAACAGTTGTTACACCAGGTTACAACTACGTTAATCCAGTTGTTACATTCACTGGCGGTAACGGTACTGGCGCTGCAGCAACTGCTACAACACAAAACGTACAAGAAGACGGTGGTGTACAACCTACTGCGGTTGCTACTCTTTCTGGTGGCGCTATCACTTCTATCGGTATTACAGCTTCTGGTTCTGGTTACACAACTGCTCCAACTGTTTCTGTTGTCCCAGGCAACGGTGACACTGGTTCTGGATGTACAGCTACTGCAGTTCTTTCTGGTTCTGCTATTCAAAGCGCATCTGTAAGCAACGGTGGTTCTGGTTACTCATCTCCAACAGTATCTTTCACTGGTGGTGGTGGTTCTGGTGCTCAAGGTGTTGCAGTTCTAGCTGGTGGTTTATCTTCTATCACTATTATCAACGCAGGTTCTGGTTACACAACTGAACCAACTATCAGCATTACTGGTGGTGGCGGTTCTGGTGCTACTGCGGTTGCTACAACTGATGGTAACGTTATCACTGCTATTTCTATTGTTAGTGCAGGTTCTGGTTATACTTCTGAGCCAGCTATCACTATTACTGGTGGTGGCGGTACTGGTGGTGTGGCTGACGCTGTTGTTGGTTACTCACAAATCGCTTCTATTACTATCCAAAACGGTGGTTCTGGATATACTTCTGCTCCAGTTGTAAACATCGAAGACCCAACAGGTGACGGTGCTTCTGCTACTGCAGTTATTGGTACTAGCTCTATCGCTTCTATCAGCATCGTTTCTGGTGGTACTGGTTACAAGAAACTTCCAGTTGTTACTATCACTGGTGGCGGTGGTTCTGGCGCAACAGTTGGTGCGATCACCGTTGGTCCATCTTCTATCCAAAGCATCACAGTAACTGAAGGTGGTACTGGTCTTTCTGCTGCTCCAGCTGTTATTGTAGCTGATGCACCAGAAGGTGGTACAACTGCTCTAGCCTCTGGTACAATTACTACTGCTGGTGTTGCTATCCTTAATGGTCAATTCTACTCTGCTAACTTTATCAATGGCGCTGGCGTTACTGGTGAGTGGGCTGCTAAGTACCCAGGAAAACTAGGTAACACTCTAAAAGTTTCTATGGCTGACTCTGCATCTTATGCTTCTTGGGCATATAGAGACGAGTTCGACGCTGCTCCAGGAACATCTGAAGGTGCTGCAGTTATCGGCGGTTCTAACGACGAAATGCACATTATCGTTATCGACGAAAAGGGTTATATCTCTGGCGTTGAAAACGCTGTTCTAGAAAAGTACGCTTTCGTATCTAAGGCTTCTGATAACAAGAAACCAGACGGTACAAACAACTACTACAAAGACGTTATCAACTCTCGTTCTGAGTGGTTGTGGTGGACTGATCACACTGACCAAGTTGTTGGTGGTTATGACGCTTCTAACTGGGGTCAACCAATGGCTGGAACTGCGTTCAAGTCAATGACTGCGCCTCTAACACAATCTCTATCTGGTGGCTTCGATGATGCCTCTGGTACTGACGGTCAACGTATGACTGCTTATGAGATTTTTGCTAACGCTGAGTTGTATGATATCAACCTAATCATGGCTGGTAAAGCAAACCCAACTGTTGCAAACTACATCATCGACAACGTTGCATTAGAGCGTTTGGATGCTGTTGTGTTCGTATCTCCAGAAGACGTTCAAACTGAACAAGTTATTATCGGCGATAATTCTTCTTCTGTTGACAAGATCATCGCTTATCGTAACGAGTTGAGCTCTAACTCTTACACTGTGCTTGATTCTGGCTTCAAATACCAATATGACCGCTACAACGACGTGTATCGTTGGGTTCCATTGAACGGTGACGTTGCTGGTCTATGTGCACGTACTGACTACACTAACGATCCATGGTGGTCTCCAGGTGGTCTAAACCGTGGTCAAATCAAGAACGTGGTTCGCTTGTCTTGCAACCCTAACCAAACTAACCGTGACAACTTGTATCGTAACTCTATTAACCCAGTTGTTACTTTCCCAGGTCAAGGTACTGTATTGTTCGGTGATAAGACTCTATTGGCTAAACCAAGTGCTTTCGATCGTATCAACGTTCGTCGCTTGTTTATCGTTCTTGAGAAGTCTATCTCTACAGCTGCTAAATTCCAGTTGTTTGAGTTCAACGATGCGTTCACTCGCGGTCAGTTCAAGAACTTGATTGAACCGTTCCTACGTGACGTACAAGGTCGTCGTGGTATTACTGACTTCCTAGTTAAGTGTGATGAGTCTAACAACACTGGTGAGGTTATCGATCGTAACGAATTCGTTGCCGATATCTTCGTTAAACCAACTCGTTCTATCAACTTTATTACTCTTAGCTTCGTTGCCGCTCGTTCAAGCATCGCCTTTAGCGAAATCGGTGGCTAATATTAGATGAGGGGAAGAAATTCCCCTCGTTTAAAACGAATAAATATAAGTAATAACAAGGAGATTTTAAATGGCAAATATTGCTGACTTTAAAGCCCAGATGATCGGTGGTGGTGCACGTCCGAACCAATTCAGAGTTGAGTTGACTTTCCCATCATTCGTTACACTAGGTGTTATTGCTGGTCAGAGAGCACAGTTCCTATGCCGTGCTGCATCTTTACCTGCATCAACTATTGAAACAATTTCAATCCCGTATCGTGGTCGTCCAGTGAACTTCGCTGGTGAGCGTTCATTCCAACCTTGGACTGTTTCGATCTACAACGATACAACTTTCAACATCCGTAATGCTCTTGAGCAATGGCAATCTGGTATTCAACAATACAATACAACTAACGGTCGTACTAACCCTACTGACTATCAAGTTGACTTGTCTGTTCACCAGTTAGACCGTAACGGTGCAACTATCAAATCGTACAAGTTTACTGATGCGTTCCCAACTAACATTGGCGCCATCACTCTTGACTACGAACAACAAAACGCTATTGAACAATTCGACGTTGAATTCGTTTACAACTTCTTCACTTCTAATGAAGGTGCTGGTGCTAGCTTCGGTATTAATACTACTATCAATACTCCAGTTGGTAGCTTCCCAGTTTAATCTAGAAGGATAAGTATATAATGCAGCTTTTTGGCTTTGAAATCAAACGTGCGAAAGATGAGCAGGTTCTACCGATTCCTTCGGTAGTTCCTCCATCGAACCAAGACGGCTCCACCATAGTAAACACTGGCGTAAATGCTGGTGGATACTATGGCATGGTTGTCGACTTAGATGCATCCCTAAAAAACGAAAACGACCTTATTCGTCGATATCGTGAAATTTCCCAGTACACCGATTGTGATGCTGCTATTGAAGACATCATAAACGAGGCACTTATCTCCGATGAAACTAAACAACCTATCGAGATTATTCTTGATGACCTAAAAGTTTCAGCTGGAATTAAAAATAAAATCTCTGACGAGTTTAGAGAAGTCCTTAGACTATTAAAGTTTAATGACCGTGGTCATGAGATCTTCCGTCAATGGTATGTTGATGGACGTTTATATTACCAAGTCTTACTGGACGAAACTAACGTCAAGGCTGGTATTCAAGAATTACGATATATTGATCCACGTAAGATTCGCAAGATCAAGAATATCAAAAAAGAAAAGACACCTCAAGGTGTTGAAATTGTTAGAACTATGGAAGAGTTCTACCTTTACAATGATAAGGGTATGAGCGAGCAGTCTACACAAGGTGTAAAACTTCCAATTGATTCTGTGGTTCACTGTCCATCAGGTGTTATGGATATGAACTCTGGTATGACGCTTTCCCATTTACACAAAGCGATCAAGCCAACTAACCAATTAAAGATGATTGAAGACTCTTTAGTCATCTATCGTATTTCACGTGCACCAGAACGTAGAATTTTCTATGTTGACGTTGGTAACTTACCAAAGCTAAAAGCTGAACAGTATGTTAACGACATCATGAACAAGTTCCGTAACAAGATTGTTTATGACGCAACTACTGGTGAAACTCGTGACGATCGCCGTCATCTATCAATGATGGAAGACTTCTGGATGCCTCGCCGTGAAGGTGGTAAAGGTACAGAGATTTCTACTCTCCCAGGTGGTCAAAACTTGGGTGCGATTGAAGACATCGAATACTTCCAGAACAAACTATACCATTCATTGAACGTTCCTGTTAGCCGTATGCAACAGTCTGAAGGTTTTAGTATTGGTCGTTCAAACGAAATTACTCGTGACGAAGTTAAATTCAACAAGTTTATTGTTAGACTTCGCAAGAAGTTTGCCGTACTGTTCTTGGAATCTCTAAAGGTTCAACTAGTTGCAAAGAACATTATCAACATTAGAGAGTGGGACGATATCCGTCAAGGTATTCGTTTTGACTACCTAGAAGATAACCACTACGCTGAACTAAAAGACGCTGAATTACTAACTCAACGTGTTACTCTATTACAACAGATTGAACCATTCATTGGTCGTTTCTACTCTGACGAGTGGATCAAGCGTAACCTATTGCGCATGACTGATGATCAAATCGAGTTGATGGATAAACAAATTCAAGCAAGTCTACAGACTAATATCACGTTCGCTCAGAACAAGGGTGACCAACAGTTGGCTCAACAACAGCCTACTATGGAATTCCAAGCTCAACAGCAACAGGCTCAAATGCAACAACAAGCTGCAATGCAGCAAGGTCAAGCTGCTCCAGCTGCACAACCAGCTACTGCTCAACAGAAGGCTGCTTCTGAAGCAAAAGCTCAAAAGTCTGCTGATAAGAGCGAAAAGCGTGAAGGTAAAACTACTGCCACTGGCGAACAAAAAAGCGGCAATTGGCCACAATAACACTATGAAGGAAAAATTATGTCTACAACATTAGAATTAATTAACGCTATCGCAAGCGGTAATGCAGTTGACACTGAAGGTGCTTTTAACGCAGCTATGGCAGAAAAGATTTCTGCAAAGCTAGACGATTTGCGTGTTAACATCGCGCACAATATGTTTAACGCTGTTGCACCACAAGAAGAATCTGGCGCAGAAGAACAAGAGTAATATGCACTTTAAGCAATTCATTTCTACTATGAGACAGAAACATCAAGAGCAGCAGAACGCTTCTCTTGTTGAAGAAGTCACTAAAGAAATTTATGAAGAAATACCAAACACCAAGGTAGCTGAGATCATCAAAGAGTATCACGAAGTAAAAGTTACTGATACGCTTATTGAATCATACTTGGAATTGGCTTCATCTAATATCTTTTCAGTAGATCCAGTTATCTGCGAGTTGCGCAAGTACAACAAATTAGACCGCTTGGTCGAAGGTAAACTAAACTACACGTTGAATGACGGTACAGTAATTGCTATTAGCGAGTCAACGCAAGATTACCTAAATACCTTATTATGTAATCAAAACGAAATAATTGAGTATATGAGAGAGTCTAAACAGAACTTCTTATATGTACTTGAAAGAATCGGGGAATAACAAATGGCAATGACATTTACCACTGTCAAGAATACTAACCAAGAGACTGTGATTCACTTCACATCTTCTGCTGCTGAGTCAGGCACTATTACTATTGCCAATCTTACTGCAGCATCTCAAGCACGTAATTCTGATGCACCTAACGTGAACATCGTTAAGTTCAGTGTTATGGGTGAACTTGGTTCTAAAGTAACTATCAATCGCAATAGCAAAATCGTTATTGCATGCGCTCCAGAGAATGCTCCATATATGGAAGCTAACTCTTGGGGTATTCCAATCAACAACGATGCTACTTACGATATCGTTGTAACTAACGGTGCAGCTAAAGACGTATCAGGTTTCTTGGTATTGCGTAAAGTTGCTGGTTGGTCAACTAAAGTTGAAACTGCTACTTATAGCGTTTATGATGATACAACTGCAGTAGGAAGCTAAAATGAAACTAATTAAAGAAGTATTCGACACAACTAATCTTATCGTTGAAGGTAAAAACGGTAAGAAGGATTACTTTATTGAAGGTATCTTCCTTCAATCAGCTCTAAAGAACCGCAACGGTCGTATGTATCCAGAACATGTTATGGATAGAGAAGTCGGTCGTTATATGCAAGAGTCAGTAAAAATGAATCGCGCATACGGTGAATTAGGTCACCCAGATACTCCAAGCATTAATCTTGACCGTGTATCCCACATGATCGTTGACCTTCGTAAAGAAGGTACTAACTACATTGGTCGCGCAAAGATTATGGAAACCCCAATGGGTAATATTGCACGTGGTCTACTAGACGGCGGAGCAAACCTTGGTGTTTCATCCAGAGCACTTGGTTCATTAAAAATGAACAATGAAGGTGTTAATGTGGTGCAAGATGACTTCATGTTATCTACTGCCGCTGACATCGTTGCTGACCCATCTGCTCCAGACGCTTATGTCCGTGGTATCATGGAAAGCAAGGAGTGGGCTTTTGTGGATGGAAAATTTGTGGAAAGAGATATTGAGGAAACTCAGAAGTTTATTCGTAAGGCATCAAGCAAGCAATTGCAAGAAGCTAAAGTAATAGCCTTCCAACATTTCCTGAGTAAAATTAAATAATTTATAAATAATCTTATAGAACTATCCAGTTAGGAGAACAACCGATGTCAATCGAACAAAAAATCGCCGAACTTCTTGCTGAGTCACGCAAGGCTCAGGAGATCCAAGAAGAAAAAGTTAAACCAGATGGCGCACAAGGTGGTAGCGATTCTACTACTCAAGGTGCACATGCTGCTGACAAATCTGGTAACCCATCTAAGGGTGACGCAGTTAAACCAACACATGCTGGTGAAAACCCAGACGTAGCACGTAACAACGTGACTGACGAAAAGCAAGCCGAAGTTTCTCACGAAGCTGGCGCTTTCAACCCAAAGAATGGTGACCGCACTTCTATCCGTCAAGGTGACGCAGTTAAAGCTGGCGTTAAAGAAGACATGGACGCACTATTCACTGGTGAAGAACTAACAGAAGAATTTAAAGAGAAAGCTACTACGATCTTTGAAGCAGCCGTTATGGTTCGCGTTAAAGACGAAGTTGCCCGTCTTGAAGAAGAATTTGCAGCAAAGCTAGAAGAAGCTACTGCACAACAAATTGAGGGTCTTGTTGAACAAGTTGATGGATACCTTGGCTATATCGCCGAGCAGTGGATTGCACAGAATGAATTAGCCCTTGAAAATGGCATTAAGTCCGAAATCGTTGAGAGCTTCATCACTGGTATGAAGGGTCTATTCGAAGAACATTATATTGATGTTCCAGAAGAGAAGTATGACGTACTAGGTGAGATGGAAGAAACTATTGCTTCTCTAGAAGCAAAGTTGAACGAGCAAGTAGAAACTAACGTTGCTTTAACTAAGCAATTGTCTGAGTCTGCTAAAGCTCAAATCGTAGCAGAAGCTGCTGAAGGTCTATCAGACGTTGAAGCAGAAAAGTTCCAAGGTCTAGTTGAAGAACTAACTTTTGAATCTGCTGAAGTGTTCGCAACTAAAGTAAAGACTTTACGTGAGAGCTATTTCACTAAACAAACTACTGAAGTTAAGTCAGTTGTAACTGACACTCCAGTCGAAACTCTAACTGAAGAGAAGAAAGTAGAAATCGATCCTTTGATGGCTCGCTACGTTTCTGCTCTAACTAAATAATCTTTTTATCTTAAAGGAAAATAGAAATGACAACTCGTCAACAACTAATGGAAAAATGGGCACCAGTCCTTAATCACGAAGGTGCACCAAAGATCGCTGATAACTACCGTAAGGAAGTTACTGCTGTTCTACTAGAAAACCAAGAGCGCGAAATGCGCAAGCAAGCTGAAGCACTTTTCGAAACTGCTCCAACTAACTCTACTGGTGGCCAAATTGGCGTAGTAGGTTCTGGCGCTGGTATCGGCGGTGTTGCTGGTTTCGACCCAGTGTTGATCAGCTTGGTTCGCCGTGCTATGCCTCAACTTATCGCTTATGATATCGCTGGTGTTCAGCCAATGACTCAACCAACTGGCTTGATCTTCGCAATGAAGTCTCGCTATGGTTCTCCAAGCGGCAACGAAGCTCTATTCAACGAAGCTGATACTGACTACTCTGGTACTGGTACTCACTCTACTACTCTAGACGGTGACACTCTAGCATCTCAAACTAACGGTACTGGTCTAGCGACTACTGCTGCTGAGCGTTTGGGTCAAGGTGGTTCTGGTGACGGTACTTTCGGTCAAATGGCATTCTCTATCGAGAAGACTTCTGTAACTGCAAAGACTCGTGCTTTGAAGGCAGAATACTCTATCGAACTAGCACAAGACA